ACCCCATTAACAAGAGCAAGGCGTCTAGCAAGTTTCTGCCCTACCTGCCCCGGAGGCACATTGACGTTAGAAAGGTGCAAGGAATTACCATCTCTGTAAACGACTCCTACGATTACATTCTGGTACACATCTGCTAAAGGCGTTGGAGATTGAATCCACTGAGGCGTTCCCGCGTTATAGCTCGCATACAAAAAGTTAGCAGCGCCATCAACCACAGAGACAGAGGTCCCAGCGATACTCGCAAACATTATCTGGGCATTGGGGTCATTTGCGTTTCTAACAAAGAACCTAGCAGCAGAACAGTAGACTAGTCCGGGGCCAACAGAGGACATAGCGCCGCCTGCAATAATACCCGTAGTTCCTGTATCGTTTATATAGCCTTGGAGTCTCTTGTCCCCAGAGTTCAGGGAAGAAACATGCACCCAAGTCGGGTCTATGCTTGTTACATCGCCCCTCAGAGCAGCACTAGTAGCTACGAGTTGTGAAGCTACTGAGGTGTGCTTTGTACGAACAGAAGTAATATCGTCTCTAAGGTCCGTACTCGTGGTTACAAGTTGGGTAGCTACAGAAGTATGCTTCAGCCTAACCGAAGTGATATCGTCCCTAAGAGCTGCACTAGTATTTGCTAATTTAGTAGCTACAGAAGTGTGCTTAGTCCGTATTGAGGTAATATCGTCTCTTAGAGCCGCTGATGTTGCTGCTCTTTCCTGATCAACCCAAGTAGATGTCGCGTAGGGAATTGCAATGTCAGCTACGGAAGTATGCTTAATTCGGATACTCGTTATGTCATCTCTAAGAGCGGCAGAGGTGGCTCCGACGACAGCTTGTGCCGCTGCACTTCCCGCTGCTGAGCCGACAGTCTGAGCTACAGCTGATGCTGCTGCGGCTCCCGCTACGGAACCCGCTGCGGCTCCAGCGGCACTACCAGCGCTCTCTGCAGAGGCTTTGATAGTGTTCCAGCGAACTCGTTTTACGTTGGCCCCTTGTTTTATAAGGAAGGAGTTGTTACCTCCGATGGAGCCAGCTACGTTAAATTCGTCCCATTTTTTAGCCATGCTTAAGTACCTGCAACTCCAGCGGACACATTAGCAAATATGGGGAGTTCCCCGCCTTGCTGTCCTTCGAACAAGATGACATTGCCATCTTCGTCACCAATGAGAACTTCGTTGAAATTCTTTTCGTCCCTGCCTGGGAGAGCCCAGCGCAAGGCAATAGATTCACTACGCTTTGAAGGGGGAAAGTTTAGGGGGTGATTGACTACGCTATACTGGCCGTCAGACTCAGCGCGATGCACCAGAAGTCCTGTCCCAGGCTCACGAACCATCTTCCTAAGAGGGTACTTCTTCCCTGAGCGATCACAAATGAATACAGCATTTTTTCCCTTTGCGTACCTTGTCATAATGGCCTAGCATACCATACGAAATTACCTAGCGCCAACGTCAGCAGAGACCGAAGTATTGACACTCACCGCTGCCTCAGGACGGGACCACCTAAGGGCTATAGCCTCTACAATTCGAGCTGGGTGATTCTGTGGGTGATTAACGAGAGAGTTTGACCCGTCGTTTTCGGATACATGAACTAAGTACCCTGTTCCGGGCTCCCTAGTCATTTCTCTATAGTTGTACTTAAACCCTGATCTTTCACAAATAGCCTTGGACTTACGTCCTCTGGCAAAGACCCTTCGTGCTCCCATTAGCCATACGCAGGAGAGATGTACCAGTTCACGCGCTCCCTGTCCTCTTCTTGAGCAGCCATAAGGAGCGTGTCAAACTCAGCCTTCAACTGAACACGGTAGTTAGCATCAACTCCACGTCGCTCAAAGGACATCTTATAAGCAAGTCCAAAGATGATCGCTGGTACGTACCTGTCGTGAAGGTCTAGGGTTTGATGGAGATTTTCTACGATTTGAGGGCGTACAGGTCCTCTGAATTTAAATTTATCGTTTAGGTTAGGAACTGGCCAAAGAGTTACGTTGACGGATGCTTGGGTTTGATCCACCATAAACTGTGAGGGCTTTCCCTCTGTTTCCTTTGTGGGAAAGTTAAGGTACTCCAGACGCCCGATACGGCCTAAGGAATAATCCACCGAACTCCGTACGATAACGGCTTCGTAGATGTCAACAACAGAAGCCCCTAGGTCGTAGGTAGCTACTGAAGCAGAACACTGTATTGTTTTTTCTTTGATCCGGCTAAGGGGGTGGTCTTCGTTAGCCAAGGATAGCAGAAGCTCATTGAGCATGTTCACAGCATCTTCGGCGTCTGTTCCTGACATAGGTTGACCCCCAGCGAGCTTATCTGCTCGTTGAACGAGGTAGTCTACTGTGTAACTCTTAGTGTAAACCCCTGAGGTAGCCATCTGTTACCCCCTAATACTTAGCTTCTACTAGGTACGCCTTGCCACCATTTGTGTTAGCTGCCTTAACAACGCGAACATACGGGTAGTACCCTGTAAGATTCGTTACCGCTGTGCCAGCAGGTATAGGAGCTACGCATACTATCACATCTGTACCACTTGGGGACGTGTGAATAGCGAAGTCTCCTGCTGCCCCAACCACTGAGGAAAATATTGAGATAAGTCCTTCAGAAGCGTACGGGGCATTTGTCTGGTAAAAAGACCCAGTTACTGCTGCGGATACACCAGTGTCAATGAGTTCTACGTATTTGTTGCTCATGTATTTCTCCTAGAAAAACGGGGGGTTCCTTTGGTTTGAGAACCCCCCGAATTTACTTAGTTCCTTTAGAGCTTACGCTCCGCTAGAACCATACCATTGACGATGGTCTGACCAACCGAAGCTATAACGCTCACGCGCCTTAAAGCGACCGTTGCCAGTATCGAAGTCACCTTCGGTAGCTGTACTCAGGGCTTTACGCACGAAGTGTTTAGTTCCGTTTGGACAGTCAGTACGAATAAACCACGCATCGGTATCAGTGAAACGGTGGTTGATGTGATGGCCCTTCGGGAAGTAGCCTCCACGGTTCAACGCATTCGTGTCGTTTGCATTAGACACGTTCTCCGTCCCAGCGACATTCTGTATTGGTGTCGTACTTAGGTCTGAACGCAGGATTTGGAACACAGCGAACTGTAGGTCCGGTGGAATGTGCAGAGATTGCGGTGTGGCACCAATAAGGATACCACGGTCGTCTTTAAAGAGCGAGATCGCAATAACTGCGTTTTCCAGAGCCGTCTCCGACATATCTGTCGCCGTTGTGTTGCTCTGATTTCCTGCAGATAGAGTTGTGTGAGAAGCAGAGAACAGGGGTAACCCGTCACCACCTGGGAACGCTGTGTTGAATCCGTTGTTGAATACAGCAGCAGCTTTCACTTGCTTAGTGTTTGCCATCGCACGGCCAAGGGCCTGAGCGCGAATTTTAGCGAAGGTACCATAGAGATTATCCTCTAGGGCTTCTTCAGTAATAGCAAATGCCAAAGCAATGGTTTCGTGTGTGTAACGTGACGCCCATGCTTCTTGCATGTCGTCGTATTGCACACCGGCACCTTCGGTTTTCACCGGAGCGGTACCGAGACCAGTCATAAGAACTTCTTCTTCGAATGATCTGTTCGACTTCTCAGTATCGAAGAGAACTTTATGTTCGCCGTCGATTTTCTTGTAGCTTGCACCCAGAACAGCATTAAGTCCAGGAACTAGCTGCTTGGCGATATTACCACGATTAATAGCCATAGTTTATATGCCTCCTTAAGCGTTGCTAGTCAGATTAGGATTAAAGATCACTTCAACAACAGTGTTGTCAGCGTCAGTATTCCACCCCGGAGCAAGGTAAGGACCTACAACACGGAACATTGCTGCCCCTGCTGAGATGTTTGTACCTGTTATGTCCAGTTCTGCGAGTGATTGCCCATTTTGAGTTGAGCCTGTTCCTGCAGCAGATACCTTCGCGTAGTCACCGGCTTGAAGGCCAGCGTCTCCCGAAGATGTCCGTGCTAGGATTAGGAATGTTGCATCTGGGTCATCGACCACAAATGCCAAAGGTTGGTTGTAACCACCTTCAATAAGCCCATCTGCAGCACCCATAGAGGTACCAGTTGGGAAGTATGAAGAATGTTTAAGCCCCAGCGCTTGCGTTTGGTATACACAACCAATGAAAACTCCAGTTGGAGTCCCACCGTTGGGGCACACAGAAACCGTACCACTACCTACACGAACCGGATCACCTTTAAAGATGTTTTCCGCTTGTCCGTTTGTAATAGGGTACGTGTTGTAACCACCAGAATTGTAGTTCCCGCCACGCTTGCGCAGAGGAGTCAAACCATTCTTCACATAGTTTGATACTGAAACAGTCATGTTTTAGTTTCCTCTTTGAGACAAGGCACCATGCCTAGTCTTCGTCGTTTTCGGAAATAGCTCCGAATTCAGCGGGTTTACGACCCGTAGTCGCTCTTGATTTGGATTCATTGTGGATAGGCATGTTCCGAGAAGAATTCTGTGACAAGTATTGGTCAACTGCATCAACCTGCGAATTGGCCATATCTTCATAGTACTCTTGTCTGGACTCTGCTATCTCTACGGGAATCTTTGCCAAAACTAGATCGTTGTTGACAATGGCTCCTTCGGTTCGGCCTGTGCCGATTTCAAAGTCATTTTGGAGGCTTTCCGGAATTTCGTCCTTTTGGACCCACTCCCAGCCTTCTCTTTGCCTTTTGACTAAGTTCTTGGCATCGTCCTTTCCTTGCAGACTCTGCCTGACCCAGCGTAGTTTGTACCCGTCTTTTTTAAAGTGGTACTGGACCTCTTGTGGAATCTCCAACATGTTCGGTGGAACATACTGCTTTTTCCGTGAGGTTGTTTTTCTTGTTGAGGCTCTGGCCATTTGTATTTCTCCTTTATTCTACACACGCATTGGTACGCGCGCAATACCCTAGGTGATTTCTGTCCACCCAGTGTCTTCTTGATTTCGAAGTTGAGCCACGTATTCTTGTGGCGTAATTCCAAGATCGTCAATGATTTCCTTATCTTGGGCAGTAAGACGGTACGTCGTTTTACCCCTTCTTCGCGTAACACCTTGGCGACCCGTTCCACCTACAACAGGCTTTGTACGCTTGCGTGGCGCGGTCTCATCTTCACCTTCTTGGTCTTCGTGCGTACTTTGGGTTCCTAAAGCTCCGAATCTAGCGTCGAGACGTTCGTTCAAAGTCTCGTAGTACTCTTCGGATTGTGGGTCTAGCCCTTCTCTCATAAGGACAGTTCCGAGATGAATAGCCCCCTGTTTTCGAATAGCTTCGTCTTGGTCCTTAGGCATGAAGAACCAGTCGTTGTCCTTAGCCCAATCTTGGGCCGCTTCAGGAACTTCTTCTTGTATCTGTGGGGCTCGTCTCTGAGGGGCTCTGCGAGCGGGAGGGACATTGGCTTCTTGGTAGTCCATGACTTCCATCCGAAGATTCGCCTTTGCTATTTCTTCAGAGACTCCAGCAGCTTTCTTGTACTCTCCTTGCTCCATAAGTTGGGCTTGAGATTCCTTTAGGTCTTCTAGACGATCCTTATACACTTGCTTTTGGGTAGAGGCATTCGTTCTCGTCTGTTCCCGCATACGTTCCCCAAGGACAAAGTTCTCTTGCTCAGCCCTGTGTAAACGATCTTCCAGAGCTTTTCGCTCGTTGGCTAGCTTTCTAATTCTTTCTTGAGCTCTGGATTTCCTTGGTTTTTTCTTAGCTTTTTGGCCTTGGCCTTCTTCCTCAGAGTCACCATCTTCCTTAGTCTGCTCTTTTTCTTGAGTGCCATCGTCTTCCCCTTCAAATATAATCGTAGGTCCTTCGTCTTTTTCTTCTGGGTTTAAAGAGATTTCTCCGTCATTCTCAGAGATAGAGTCTAAGTCCAGCTCTCCGTAGTCTTTGTTGTCTTTTCCGCTCATTACGTGTTCCTGTAGTTAGCCATGCCACCCCGAAGGTTGTCCATGGGATTGATTACGTCCGGTCCTTCTACTTGGAGTAAAAGTTCGTCGTCATTTAAAAGTATCAAAGTTACGCCTTGGACCCTTATCTTAGTTCCTGCGTGTTTGGACCAAACGACATAGTCGCCTACTCCTGGGACCACAGAATCGTCCCCAAACTTACCGTAAGGGTTCTTCGACCCTTTATTGATAGCGTCAAAATCTTTGAACGCCGTAGGGCCTACAGCGAGGATTCTCCCTACATTTGATAAGTACTGAATGTCTTGTTTGGTTTTGTCGGGTACAATGATACTACCGACTTTTTCCTCGATTTTGTGGGGACGCACGAGGACATGGTACGTCATTAGTTTTGGTAAAGGACTTGGATCAGGTATCTTGTTGTCTGAAATCCAAGAGGTATTATTTGGCTCAAAAGCAGATGCTTCCATAGGAACTCCGTGGTATCGCCTAAAGCCCACTAAAGGGCTTCTCGGGTCACTCGTCCTCTTTGAACATCCTTTGTTCTGTTTCAAGAACCAACTCAAGAGCGCGAGCGATTCCGTCCAAGTACCCGATGGCTTGCTCTCGCTCGGCCACCGTAATGTCTGGACGTTTACTTATAGCTGCGATATTAGCATCTACTAGTTGTTCGCGCAACACCTTGGAGCACTCTGTTAAAACAATGCGTTGGTACTCGTACTCTATTTGACTTCTAATGGTACTTTCAGTAGACACTTAAGGTGGCCTTTACTTGGTTCCGTCTCTTCCTACTTTTCGCGCTTGGGCTGCAGCTTTCTTCATCTCTGTCGCAGCTTTTCTACGATCTCGAATATCTGCACTTAGCTCTTTCTTAGACTCACGGCGGTCTTGTCCTGCCTCCCTGACAAATATGCTTTTTTCACCCGATGCTAACTTAGCACTTTCCTTGAGGAGATCAGCAGCAAGTTTCTCTTCGTCTAGGTCGAGTTTACGCTGAGCTTCCCCGGCTTTTGTTTGGTCACGCTCCATGTCGTTGAGGAGTGCAAGGAGTTTCAATCTGAATTCCCTATCTCCTTCGAGCATTTCACGTTGCTCTTTCATACGATCTGTCTCGGCTTCCATGAGCTCTGCCTTGGCGATCATGCCAGCAGGACCACCTTCAGCTTTTTCTTGGGCCATCATTTGGTTAGTCTGAGCAACTTGCTGGGCCGCTTGCGCCAAGAGCATCTCTTGTGTCTTGGGATCAGTGGCAGCACCTGTGACTTGCACGGTTTGTTGACCTTGCTGACCCTGCTGACCTTGGGCTTGAAGTTGTGCTTGGACCTTCTCCTGGAACGACATGATTTGATGTTCTTGGATATTGGCTTGAAGGGCTGGCATAATTTGAGGGAACATGCCCGAACCCCCTTGTGTTGGGTCTTGCATCCACGCCATTTTGAACCCAACGTGCGCTTCGTGTGCCTGCCCCGGAAACGCCTTAATAGGTTGACCTTGTTGTGCTGCAAGGACATCTTCCATAGGACCGAGGGGGGTGGCTACCGGAGGGGGCAGAAGGAACTCGTCGATATCGTCTACGCCGAGAGCTAAGTAGAAATCTTTGTAAACCTCACGTTTGTTGTGTATCTCCGGGGCTTGTAGAGCCGCTTGGAGCTTGCTTTGCGCAAGGGAAATCCTGTGGGCTTGGGACGTAATGTTAGGGTCCGAAGCTGGAATAACGTCCACAGTCCGTGGGTCATAGTCTCTTCTAAGCACTTCACGGACACCACCAGGAACATCAAAGGGGTACTTCTCGTCGAGGAACTCGAAGTTAAGTCTAGCGAGAATCTTAAGTTCTTTGCCTTGTGACCTGTGGCATCTCTTGTGGATAGCTGAAAAGAACTTTACAGATGCTTCCAAGAGTGCCATTGTGGTCCCTACGGGGCCATAGTTAGAGCTGTCTTGGATCACCTGCTCTGTAGAGTCCGCGAACTTTTGGGAGGCCCCCGTGAGGTACTCTAGGAGTTGGTACAACGTAGCCGAAGGTTCTTTGAACGGCAAGGGCATAAGGGATTTCTGAATGTCTTGGTTCTGTGTGTTAACCTCACGAAACTCACCCATGCCAATGGGTTCGTCCGGGGTGTCCATCTTGACCCCCTTGGCTTTAAACCCACCTTGAAGGTTAGCGTACTGACCAGCATCTACGAGAGACCGAAGGACTACCGTAAGGGTCTTCTGCATATCCCCGAGAAGGTGAATAAGTCCAAGTCCGTGGAACCCGAATCCAGGTACGTATTTGTAGTGGGAGAACCACTGGCTCATCTGTGCTTTTGGGTCAGACTCCGACCAGTTACGACGAACGCTTAGAAGGCTCTGTGACTCAAGGTCTACCGTGAGAACGTAAGGACGGATAAGACCTCCGTCGATCCCTGCAGGAAGAGCCATGTAAACGTGCTGTTCGTACAAAGTGTGAATGCGGTTAGAAGGTACCGAGTGCGTAGGGTCATCTCCTATCACAGTGTTCTCGGCGTCTATAACTTGCTGAAGCCCTAGTCCCGTGCCACCCTCAGAACTGAAGAACCCTTTTGGTTCCAGGTACACGAGGGCGTTGATATCCTTTTGAAGTTGATTTGGTGTTTTCTCTATGATGTGTGTGTAGCGTTCCGCCGTCTCTAGGGACTTGGCGTTCTCTGCTACTACGAACTGGTCAACGTGGACAAATTCCGCAACTGGGCGGTCCATCGTTTGGTCCCAGTACATCTTCTTAAACGCAGAGCCGTACAAAGGAAGGTGAAACCCTAGCTTGTCCATCTCGTCTGCGTACTCTGGCATCTCGTGTGTGACTTGGTAGTTCATGTGCGTCTGTACACGAGTAGCTTGCTCTGTCTTTTCGTCAGAGCTCTTTCCGATAACTTGTGTCCGTACAGGCCCTTTTGCTGGGAGCATCTCTGCTGTAAATTTACTTTGGAACTTAACAGCGGACTCCAGGAGAAGAGGGTGCGTAGCAGTACACATACCATCAGAGTGTTTTCCGAGGTTTGTTACTGCCATGTCTGGGTCCAGCCCAAGTGATTTGACTCCTTCAGCTAGGGCAAATTTCCACTCTTCTTTTGACTCTTCGTCTGCTTCTAAGTTGTCAATAACCTCTAGGGCTAGTTCGTCAAGATCACGGTCTTCCTCAAAGTAATATATGAGGTTTTCGTAGTGACCCCCTTCTTGGAACGCATCTGGTTCCATCTCTTCCATGTAGTCCGTGTCGGCAAGCTCTACTTCGAGACCTCCGTCGGCCATTGGAGTCACACCTTGGTTCATAGGGGTGCCCGGCTGTTGGCTGGGCATTCCTGGGATCATAGGTACTGGGGCTGTTGGTTGCTGTGGGGGTAGGGCCACGTATTATCCTCTTGGGTTGACCAAGTTCCAGTATGTAACTCGTTTGTTCGGAACTCTGTCATCTTCGTCTTCGTCATCCTCGGGGTATTCCGAGTGCGAAACGGAGTAAATATCTCTAAGCCAAAGTATAGCTTGCGTAAAGGTGTCTGTCAAGTCGTCGTGCTCTGCATACGGGAACTGAAGTATCTCTTCGAGGAACTCATCCACAAAAGGTCTCCATTCGATCTCTTCTTCGGTGAGTTTCTTGGCAGGAAGCCAAATACGACCTGCTCTGCAGAACGGAGTAATGGCGTGGGCGCGAGATACTTTGTCTTTGTCTGGGACGTACTCCACGATTGGGAGGTCCCTGCGACGCATTTCTTGGATAAGGGACATCCCCGACCCTTTCTTCTCTACCAACAAGGTGTCTGGCTCATAGATATCGTTGACTTCCTGGACTTTTTGGCACAGCGTAGGAAAATCCCACCGCCCTTTTCCAGACTCTAGCAAAATAGCGTTGGATATCATGATTTCTCGTCCGTCCAGGTTTGTCTCTACGCTTTTGAACACCCCCCAAACAGAGTACGCTGAGTAATCCGCGCTTTCCCTTGTGCTGAAGGCTGTGTCCACAGACATAATGATGTGATCTGCTAAAGGTGGTTCAGGGTCCAACCAAGGTTTAAACTCGGATTCCTTGAAAATAGACCCTTCTTCAGGAATAGGACTTTGCATGTACAAAGCTGCCCACTCCGCAGCAGTCAAGGTAGCGTCGTCCTTCTTCGCACTAAGGGCTTCGTCTGACCACATCTCAGGCCAGAAAGAGTGCCCCTCTGGGAGGTCCAAGAGCTTTGAAGACTCCTTGTCGAGGAACGCTGGGAACGATGTCACTTCCCAAGGTTGGCTGGATTCTACGTCTGCTTTGAGAAGGTACCCGCTAAGATCATCAATGTGCCACCGTGTGTTGACGATGACTTCAGAGGCTCCACTCAGGAGCCGTGTTCTCAGGCCCGAGCCGTACCACCTGTTAATCTTTGGCCGTTCTGTGTCACTCTTGGCGGTTTGTTCGTCAAGGGCATCATCACAAATACTTATGTGAGCCCTACGGCCTGCGATCTTACCACCCACCCCGGTACAGTAGTACATACCCCCTTTGTTTGTCCACCAACGTCCCGCTGCCTTAACGTCAGCACGGATGTGGATATTGGGGAAAATCTGAGAGTACTCTGCTGTGCTCATAAGGTCTCTGATTTGCCGACCCATGTTATCTTGTGCAAAGTCTGTAGAGTGGCCTAGGTGGAGAATGTTCCACTTCGGGTGCCGCCCAAGAACCCAGGTTACAAACATATTGAGAATCTTGGATTTCATAGAACCTGGAGGCATGAAAAGTTGCCACCGGGCCCCAAACAGAGTTTCTTTGTTTTTGGACTCTTTACGTTTTAGGATGTTTGTACTTTGGGCGGTTCTTTGCTCAATCTTTTGGAGCTTTCGTGCCATGTACTGAATGTGCTTTCCGTCGATAAACCCTTCAGGGAGTATCTCTGGAGCCATAAGCTCTACATAAGTGGGAAAGTGGACACGAGCCTTCTCAATAAGGACAGATTGGATAAATATGGAAGCCTTCTGCTTCTCTTGGTACGTAAGGGTATCCCAGGAACTCTTAAGTTCCTCAACTACCTCTCGTTTCTTAAGCTCTAAGTCCATCTATCGTTCTATCCTAGGAATACTTAGTATTCCTTCGTAAGGAATTCCTAAGAACCCCTAGGGGGTCCTTAGTGTTCCTTCGTAGTACCTTCTAGGGAGGTTAAGGACTTAGATATTCCTTGGAACTCCTTAGGGGGTACCTTAGGAATTCCTAGGAACCCCTCGGGCCTAAGACCCTTAGTATAACCTAGGAATTCCTAGGTGTCAACCCCTAGCGTAACTAGGGCGCGATCCTCCCCCTCTTCGAGGGGTAATACACTAGGGAATCTCTAAGCGTCATACTCTCTTGGGTCATCCTTGGTACCTTCTCTAAGGCGAGACTTGTTTAACAAAGTCATCATAGCCTTAGTCTCATCGTCTACGTCTACGGTAGCGTCTTTCTCAGCGTCCATGAACTCCTGAGCCTTTGAGGCTATCTGAGAGTCTACCTTAGCAGTAGTAAATAACCCCATTGATTTACCAAGGAGTTCTGAGGCCTTGTTAGCTTGGGCGAAGTCCTTGGATTTCATAGCACTCTGGAACACTTCTCTAAGGTTCGATATGACTTCGTTCTTACTCAGGGCAGCAGATTGTATCCTACGGGCCATGCCATAAGCCAAAGCCTTCTGTACTGCGGGTATCTTCCGAGTATTCCACGCTACTTGGTCCAAGCTCTTCGCAGTAGACCCAGCTACCCTGGCTGCTTCTGCCCAAGAGTCCGTGGTAAACGAAGCTTCTACAAACCTCCGTTGGAAGACCGTAAGAGCTGTCATAGCAGTCCTAAAGTCCCCTTCTTCGTCCTCTCTCCAGTTCCCGTACCCGTTAGTAGGTTCTCCGGGGTGCTTTCTACCAGAGGGGGTATTTTCTTCAGATAAATCCTCCATAGGGTCTCTATCTTCGTGTGTGTCTTCGTTCATCCTTATATCTCCTTTTCTCAGTGTACTAGAGGTTAAAGGTACTTGGGGCCCCTAGAAAAACTGTAAACCTAAATCTGCATGTACTATAACACAGGGCCTTAGAACGGCACCAGAGGACCCCTATGGGACCCCTATGGGACCCTCTTAGAAAAATCAAAAGTAAAAAAGTTTACAATAGGGACTCCAAGTAAAATAGGGGTCCCAAAGAAAAATCCCAAGAAAAAATGTAAGGGTTCCTAAGGAAAAAATCAAATGTGAGTGTGGGGTATGTTACTATAAATAAGAAAACAGGGCCCCTTTTTCCACCCCCCATGCTTGCATAGAGCCCCTAGGTGTCCCCTAGGTAGTGCAAAGGGACCTTGACCCCAAGGAAAGATGACACGGCGTCACCTTTGAGAGAAGGGGTAGCTGAGGGGTGACACCCCGAGACCTAGGACCATAGTCCCATAAGTGTAGGATTGTATTCCCAGGATATGCCACGATATCACCTTAGTCTTGCCTTGTTCTTGCCATAGTCTATTCCCATGTTCACTAGGCATGAAGGTCAGATCATCGTGATCGCCCCTAAGTAGAAAGGAATATGACATGTCCATCAAGTACGCTTATGCTGTGCAAGGGAGTGAAGATGGTCTCTTGGCCGCGTTCACTAGTGCTCCCAAGGCGGTTAAGTTCGCCCGCGAGTACGTGCTCCAGAGCGGGAGTAACGAGGGCAATGAAGCCCCGCGCCTCACTCAAACACCCTTCCGCTATTGCCACGAATTGTCTATGTGGTTTACAGCTACAGTTACAGTAGAGGGCTTTGACACTAACGTATCTGCTAAAGTTACTAAGTTACCCCTAGAATAGAAAGGACTAATCCCATGCCAAGTTCTCGCCAAGTACTAAGGAATATCCCTAGCGTATCCCTTGTTTCGTATGCTGAAGGGAACGCCAAAGTTCAACAGCCTAAGCCCTTAGCTCAAGAGCCTAAGGACACTAAGAAGGCTTTGCCTTCCAAAGCTGCAAAGTCTGGCTTTGCCCAATGGGTTGAGCAACTCAAAGGCCCTACTAAGAACGGCAAGCCCGTCACCCTTAGCCCCCTTGTGCATAAGGATACCTTTGCCAAGTATATAGCTTTGGCCAATGACCCAGAGTATTGCCAAGGGTCCAAAGCTCGCGCCAAGTATCAGCAAGAGCCTAGGCTTCTACCTTCCTTCGATCCCGAAGGCAAAGCAACGTGTTCCCGTTGGGCAAAGAACTAGCATAGACCCTTAGAGCCCCCTAGGCCATCCCTAGGGGGCTTTGTCTTATCTAAGCCCCCTAGTACCAGAGACTAGCTAAGGGCCATCACAGAGCCCCCTAGGCCATCCCTAGGGGGCTTTGCTTTGCCTAGTGTCCTAATGACCCAAGGGTACTTTAGAGCTATTCCAGGTTTGCCTTAATGATACCTTAGTCTTGCCTTACTTATGCCACAAGTATGTGCTAGGTCCCTTGTGCCTTAGTTCTGACATGGTATTGCCTTGGAATAGTCTTAATTCATTCCTTGAATAACCTTAGGACCATTACCATTTAGATAGTGTCCCAAGGGGGACAAGTCGAACCCCAAGGGACAGCGGAAGGCCCGGTTAACCGCTTACAAAATTACCGAGCCAGTACAAGGGTTACTTAGTATGACCGAGCTTTCTTACGGGTTGGCATAAGGCTAGTCTAATGGGAACGGCAAGGCTCTGGCTAAGGCGAAAGCTAAGGCTAATATGCTAGTGACTAGGGACACCTAGGCCTTAGGAAACTAAGGCATTTTGGCACTAGGTCCCGAAACATGGATGCGGACATAATGTCCTAAGAGGCACCAAGTGTGTGCCTTATGGACAAGGCTCCCCCCTTGTGCTTTGGCCTATCGGCCTAAAGGAATTCCCAAGGGACCTAATCCCCCCTTGAGTTCCTTTAGAAGGATAAAGTCTCTTAGGTATCTCCTACAGGGACTAGGCTAAGGATGTCCCCTCTAATACCCCTAGAAAATAACCATAAAAAGAGCACAAGGCACAACCCTTAGACCTAGTCCCCGTCGGGGATATCTAAGGATATTCCCAAGGCGGCAACAGTTTGACCCACGGAATAACCTTTGGGTTGGGCGTTGCCACACCAGGCGGAGGATATTATGTCTGGAAATGTAGACCTTAACTTTGAGTTCTCGGGAAATCTGACCGATTGTGCCATGGACGCTGACACTTGGAACGTGTACACGCGGAAACTTGTGAATTCCCATAAGCGTATGCGGGCTTTGCAATACCAAGTGTCTCTCGCGGCGATAGCTCACTTCTATAACACTGGGGACAAGATTCGTCTTGACCAGATTAGTGAAGTGTTGAGTGATGCCACGGGTGCTGCGTTTCGTGTCTGGGCTTTAGCTGCGCTTGGGAGCATGGTTTCCTATTCGCGCAAGGAAAGCACGTTCACGGTGGCCAAAGGTTGGGCACAAAACAAGGACGAGTTAAATGCTAGTGTCCTTGAGCAACATCCCTTGGACTTTGTAAAGGTGGAACGTGACCCTGAGGAGTATTCCCATGTGAATGTGGAAAATACCCTTAAGTCACTCATCAAGCGTACAAGTGGCGAAGTAGGCAAGAATTTCTATGTCTCCGATGAGGAGCAGGGGATTCTTGACGCAATTCGTCCAGCCTTGGAAGCTGCTCTCGATACCATTGAGACTACTGTGCAAACCCTTGCACCCACCGAGGAAGATAATGAGGATACTAGTGTAACCCAAATGGTTGCTTAGTATCTTCCTATGGCCTATGTAACTTAACCCAGGGGCACACTCTACGTGTGTCCTTGGGTTTATCCTATGGATAGCTTTAGGAAGGAATTCCTATGTCTCACCTTATCATCTCAGGTATTGTGACCTTCTGTATCTTCGTGTACCTGTTGTTTCTCATAGTGGGTTGGATTAGCTTCATGCACATGATGTATACATTTGTTAAGTTCTTGGTAAGAAAGTACCTAGTCATACAAAGGCACAAGGAAGGAATTCCTATGTCTGACCTTAAGTAAGGAATCTCTTGAAGGAGCCTAGTATAATGAAAGGTTTAAAGACAGTCTACGGACACCCTGTGCGTGACCTAGAGAACGCAGTAATTGTGTCACACGAAGAAGCTCTTCGACTTTACAAAGTAGCTAAGGAAGGTGACAAAATCCGCGCTAGGTTCAATCTGAAACCTTGGATAAAAGAAGACTACGTGCCAGAGGAGTTCCGTGATGCCTGAAGATCGTAATTAGAACGCCTTGTTCTCTGGCTCACGGACGAACCTAAACCATTGCGCCTTCCACCCCGCCCAAAAGAACAAAGGACTTAGCTTGACATTGTACCCTTAATATGTTACGGGTATCTAGGTGTGGCACGGTATACAAGACGCAGCACAGGCAAAACCAGGATGTAAACCCCTTGGGGATAGGACTGGTTTTGGAGCTCCCGGTGTGTGTGTCCGTGTACCGTGTCACTCCTAGGTATCCAAGGAGGGCCTAGAAGATGACCTGTGTTAAGAAGTACTACGATGTGAACGTACCCGATGTCCCTTACCTTGGAGTTGTGGATGTCACAGTGTCCAAGGACGGGTACGACAATGAGTTCGAAGTAGAACAAAGTAACCCTGGGTGGAACTCTCTCACCAAGGTGCAACAGGATTATATCCTAACGCACATAGAGGAAGAAGGAACAGGAGGCTAAAGGTATGGACGGAATAGATGTAATTGAGCAACACTGTGGAAAAGACACCGTGGATAAGCTCATAGCCGGGGACGACATAGCAGATACCTTAGAAGGCGACCAAGTCCTCTGGGACAAGTTGTATGAGCTCTACCTCCCTGATATGCCCTACGGCACAGCCAAGGCGCGGGACGGGGACCCTGGTGAGTTTATCACAGATCAGCTTGAGTACGAAGTACAAAGAGCACAGGCTCTCAAGGAAAACCAAAGAGGCACTTAGTATGCCTAAGGACAAACCACCCTCTAAGAGAAAGACACGGAGACCTCCAGAAACCCTGAGGGCACGAGGGCACGTTATACGTGTACCGAAGAAAACCAAAGATAAAGTCCCCAGGCGAACAAAGCACAAGACCGCGCCTTTGGACTTGGAAGATCAGAAGGATTAAACACTTCCCTAGTAAACTAAGGAATACCCTAGTAAAATCAATTCCTTAGTAAGGGGTTGACTTTCAGTCCGAAGTATGGTACTTAAGGTCTTCCTTAGTTAGTACAAAGACGTTCCTAGGAACACCTAGCAGTATCTTAACTGTCCTCCTTTCCTAGGAGTCTAAGTATTCCTAGGATAGCTTAGGAACCCTTTCTTAGGGGTTAAGGAACAAAGGGTATTCCTTAGTTCACTTAGCTATCCCTAGTATACCAAGGAGCCTCTAATGCAAAGAAAGACCAAACTTGAGGGCAGTCACAAGCTACCTTCATTAGAAGCTGCTGAGCGTGTCAAAGCTTTCCTCGACGATGCCGATGCAGAGCCAGGTGACGCTGCCGCACACTTGACGCAGCTACGCATGGATATGGCAGAGGTTGTCGAAGTCTTGAAGGAGAGGAAAGCAAATGACTAAACCCCTTACAGAAGAAGAGGTGGACATTTGGCTTTGGAAAATTGCAACGGCGGTCCAGTACGGACATCGCGGGCCACCTCGCACACAGGAAGTCGCACTAGCTGCCCATGACCTAATCCAATCCCTTAGCGCACGTGTAGAGAGGCTTGAGGGGGCGCTGGAACCGCTTACCGCACTCGCTGAAAAACACATTTATCCGCAGCCTGACAAACCGAATAGTGATTGGGCGACGGTCAAGGCCGCCCGCGCTGCACTCACAGGAAAGGAAGCGTGATGGCTAGATGTTCTGATTGTCGTTTTTGGAGCCAAATGGTCGCTATGGCCGTGGACGAGCGCGGTGTTCAAGCCATGTGTCTCGCTGATGGTGGGCCGGAGCAGTCAAAGTATACGACAGCCAGCCAATCGTGCTCGGGCTACAAGCCACGCACATACGGCGCTGTTGATGACCCGCCGAATTATGGCGAAGAAACCCGCCCTCTGTATATAGAGGCAGAAGGCCCTGACGCATTGAAGGCAACAACCACATGACTGATAAAGCAACAGCGCGTCCACTATGCCCACAGAACACGGGAGGGAGAGTGATGGATCAAGAACACAGCTATGATTTGCCATCAGACAACGAAGATCGACGGGAGGGGGACATACCCCTCGTTGAAATTAAGATTGAGGGCGGCACCATGCGCGTCACGTTGCATGACAGCAACTCATTCATCATCCTTGACGAAAGCGAGGCTCGCAAGCTGGCAATGGTTCTGAAAACGCATGTCGGGTGGGACACCCCATGACCCAAACCCCAGATACGTCAAAAGAGGCGGTGGAGCAGCTTTGCCAAGCGGCGCGTGATGCTTCAATAGAGCTAAACGGCGGTGTTGAACACAACCTTTCGATGCTGTGTGACGCGGCAATAGACCTTGAGCAACAACTGGCCGCATTGCAGGAGGTGATTATGTCAGGAACAGTATTCGAGAACGGCGGACCATCTTACTACAACGGAAGTATGGAAAAGCTACTCGGTATTGATACGCCTACGGATGATAAGTGTGCCGCGTGTGGCGCAACAGAAGATTTGCGCGGATCGCCGTGGCATTCTTCTCCTATCTGTAAACAATGCTTCATTGTTTGGTACGACTGCATGGATAGCCTTGAAGATGCCCGCGATCCTGCAAAGGTTGGCGCTGAAAGTATGCGGCGCAAAGAAGCGGGTGAATTTCCTTGGAATGCCACAACGGATGATGGAGATGGCCCCATGACCAAAGTTCCCAAGCATATCAAAGAGCTTGTCAAAGGAATGCAAGCGCATGGCATAAGGTTGGAAGACCTTTCTCAATATCAGGCTGACCAAGCAACAGCGCGTGAGCCTGAGATACCTCACCATGGAGGAAGGATGAAGATACGCATGGAAATCGAATTGGACTATGACGACGAGCTTATGCACGGTGATGATGAGGAAGCACGGAAATGGTTTTTGTTCGACATTTTGCGGGGAAACCACTTGGTTCTCCTTGATGTGGGGGATTTAGGGGATGAGGTTGGGCGCGTCCGTGTGACCTCTTTCAAAAAGACAGCCAAAAGCCTGAGAACCGTTTGGAACAGGCTCGAAGCCATTGGCGACCCCGTGGTGGTGGCTGAGAACATTGGGGAACTGGTGGAGTCACTAGAAGAACTTTATTGGCTGGCCGATGAAACCAATCGGTTGCGTTATGCTCGGCAATATGACGCGGCTCAAGCCACCCTCGCCAAAATCAAAGGAGCCACTAATGACGCGGGATGAACTGAGAAAGAGAGTGCTAGGCGCAATCAAGAAAACAGTCGAAGGGCCTGAACCCACAACCAATAAAGAAGCTGAGAACTTGCTATCCGACGCCGCCATAGTCGCTGTGCTGAATGTGGTCAGCGAGTTGATCCCGGATGATCAGTGGGTTGGCCCGGGAACGGAGAAGTTTCACGCCCTCCTATCCCAATTCAATCAGACAACAGAGCAAGAGGAATAACGAGTTATGGCGCGGGCTTACATGATGCGCATGTCGGTGTGAGAAGTCCGTTTAAAACTTAAAGCTCCGAAGTTTGGCTAAGATAGGTGCCAACACCGAGGCCGGAGCCAACGGTAGGTAGTCAATCCTGCCCCGCGCCACCCAATAAGTACCCTAAGTAACTCAAGAAGGAACATAAGGAGGTCCTATGAAACCCTTGAAGTCTAAGACAGCCAACATGCAGATCGAAGGCGACGGTCTGCGTAAAACTAAGTTCAAGGTTGGTGTCTCAGAGGCGCAGATTATCAAGTACCTTACTTCGTTGTACTCGGACAAGTACCGAGCAGCGTTCTCTGAGATAGCGTCTAATGCAATGGACGAAGTGCTCTTTGCCTTCTCTGAGGACAGAGACATCGAACCCTACGAAATCCTGTTACCTACCCAGGATGACCCTAACCTTCGCATTCGTGACTATGGACGAGGAATGGAAAGGGAGTTTGCGTTCAACCAAATGACAACCTACGGGTTCTCTACGAAAGACGAGGACAACGTAGCCCTAGGGGGCAAAGGGATCGGACTTAAGTCACCCTTGGCCCTAGGACCTTTCTCTGTTGAGACTGTCCACAAAGGCTTACTCACAGTGATAGCCAATGTCCCCGATGGTGGCGAAGGCAGTCCTGAGGCTATTGAAACCTTTCACGGTCCTACCGATGAACCCGATGGCACTACTGTAGTTATCCCAGCAGGGCAAAGGGACGTTCCTGAGTTTACTCGTGTGTGCAAGGAGTTCTTGAAGTATATGCCAAAGAAGGTACGTCCCAAGGTATCTGGAGTAGAGGTAGATTACTTCTGGGATCGCAAAGGGGCTACGGACTTGAGGTCCCATAAGATTCCCATTGTGTACGACAGGGACGCTGAGAGACAATACTACCGTTCTGATGATACTACGGAGCTTACGTTTATCATAGGGTATCGACCATACACAGTGCGTATGTCCTCCATGCCCCTTGAAGCCCGTAACTCCCACGAGACTATCCTCAAGTTCATAGACAATCCCATTTACATCTTTCCCATTGGGTACCTGAGTATCTCGGACAACAGGGAAACCATAGACCTTGACAGAGTGACCATAGAACGTCTTGAAAAGCACTTCAAAAACACCGAAGGCAAGCTCATAGGGTACTTTGAGGAAAAGCTCAAGACAACCAAAAGCATAGACGAGGCCCTCGAAGCTGCCCAAGTCCTACGAGGTGCCCTAGGACGCCAAGACTACGACTGGACAAGCCCAGAAGGGCACACGTTCACTATCACAGATTATGGCAAAGTGAAACTAGAGAAGTACTTCATAGGCAAGCTTGGTAAAAGTACGTTCTACGAGAAGACCAAAGAGACTAACCCCATTACCAAAGACACCAAGACAGTAGAGACAAAGCGTAAGCTCGCCCAGGAAATATCGTTCTCAGGCAACTCCGTGGGGTCAAAGAAGTACCAGTACGGGCTATCGTGTTTTACCGAGGAAGATAATGAGGACTACTTTAGACTTTACGAGTACTGCGAAGACTGGTTAGACGACGACGGTAAGTTTCCGATCCTTTGGTGTGACCGCAGTAAGGCTAAGAACTGGAAAGTACGGGCTAAGTACTTTGTGTCTGAGGAAGGCAAGGACGCCTTGGACCATTCCTTTGGAGAGGAGTATCCTAGTAGGTATGGTTCTAAGATCATCGTGTACTTCTTTGACCCCACTTGTCTTACAGAGGCGTTCCCAGACATGTACGAGGTCATAGCGTTGCACGACTTGGTAATTCCCAAGAAGACATCAATTTCCTCTAGTCCCAAGTCCTTCCTTGAGAAGATCATACTCCACGGAAGCAACTCTTGGTCGGCTAGGTACATAGATGAGGTATCCAAGAACCGTTCCAAGTACCTTTCCTACGAGTACGAAGACTCTTCGATACCCAAGAACATAGGCAACATCTACTACGTACCTATTGTAGGCTCTGGTTACACAGATTACCCATTCCACAATGATACTTATGGGTACGGTCCAAACCGAGGCAGGTACTCACAGGACCATCTAAGGAGTGACATACACAGGATGATAGACGGAGGAGCCCTCAGGGCTAACGATGTCATAGTGTTCCCTAGCCTCAGTATTCGTCGTACCAAAGCGTGGGCTACCGCTGTTAAATCCAGGGAGGTAAAATCCTTCCTTCACCTGTATCGTAGGTTCTACGCCAGGACGTCTTACGGACAAGGAAGTTCAAGGCAACACCTTGACACTTCTGATGCTAGAAGGACTAGGCACTCCTTAGATAATTTTCAGAGGACCTTTCGAATCTTACAGGAACCAAGTCTACTAAAAGAAGCTCAGGAAGAGACTACGAAAGTCGAGAAGTTCCTAGAGGATAACAGAAGTGATAACACAGGCAACAGCTTAGAAGCTAGTACCTTTTTCCCTGAGTACCTTAGGAAGCACAAGGGTATCAGGTACAAAAAGGTAGAGGCAAAAGGAAATATCGACGGACCCAAAGCGTTCGTACAAAAGTTTTCCTTGCTCGAAGACCGCCAAGGTCTCCAGAAGTACTACTTGGAGAAGGAAGGTCTTGGGCAGGGGGGTACCACCCCACCGACTAACTAAGGAGGTTCTTATGAATTACCCAGACGGTGTAGCAGTCATTTTCACAGGTGACGCTGTTACTGTGTCCTATGGGCCCAGTATTAAAACTGTGAAGCGTGGTCAAGAGCAGTACACCCCAGTAATGGAGCACTTGCGTTCTTGGGAAAACAAAGGTGTACACTACGGCTACGTAGCCAAGGAAGAGTGGATTGAGAGCTTACTTAATGCCTTCGAACCCTCTCGTGTCTTGGAATCATACCTAGGCTCTCTAGGAGAAGCATCAAAGATCACATACGAGAATGGCCGAGTGTTCTACGATGGCAAGGAACTCCATAACACGGTGACAGAGCGTATCCGCGCCCTAGCCCGTGAAGGACTTACCATTGAGTACCTTTTGACGTTCTTGGACAGCCTGTTCCAGAATCCTTCGTACCGCTCAGTAGAGCAACTGTACGGGTTCCTGGAGAAGCACAAGATGCCTATTACCGCAGGTGGGTGCTTCAAAGCGTACAAAGTCATCAAAAGCAATTTCACGGATTGCTACACAGGGAATATTGACAACTCTGTGGGACGTACCGTGAAAATGAACCGTAACCGTGTCGAAGACAACCCTGATCTGACATGCTCCGCTGGGCTCCACGTATGTGCCCACGAGTACGCTATTGGGTTCTTCTACGGAAGTGGTCGTATCTTGGTCGAAGTCGAGATTAACCCTCGTGACGTTGTGTCCATTCCAACGGATTACAACAACGCCAAGATGCGTGTATGTCAGTACAAGGTAACTGGGGTTCTTGAGGACCGGACTGATGTCCTTTCCAATCGCATTTACGATGGGTACGATGCCCGTGTAGCCTTTGACGAAGACAGCCCGGATTTCGGAGATGAGTACGACGAATCCTGGGTGTGGTCTGAGGACGAGGAAGATTCGTACGATCCCTATGATAATTGGGACGACGATGGCACGTACGATGATATTCCTTTTTAAGGAAACCTAGGAGAAGTAGCTTATGGATTACACAGTACACGTTACCCCTAAGTCTACCAATAAGAAGACTGGGCCAATCCCGGTAACGACAACAGAGAGGTCAACCTGCCCACCTTCCTGTTCTTGGTACGACAAGGGGTGCTACGCAAAGTATGGTCCTCTTGCCCTTCATTGGAACAAGGTTTCTGACGGTTCCAGAGGGGGTAATTGGGCTAAGTTCATAGAATGGGTCTCAGAGCTCCCTGAGGGCACTCTGTGGCGACATAACCAAGCTGGGGACCTCCCAGGCACTGAGGAGGCTTTAGACTCTGAGAAGGCCTTAGAGCTCTCCCTAGCGGCTAAAGGGACTATGGGGTTCACGTACACCCATAAGGACTACAAGAAGAACTACGATGTTATTCAAAGTATGAACACCAATGGGTTCACTGTGAATACCTCGTGTGACACTTTAGATGATGCCGTGGAGTCCTACAGCCTTAACCTTCCTACTACTGTGCTTATTCCAGAGGCGTACGAAGGCCAGTCAAAGTTCAACTATAAGGATGTAGTGATAACGAGGTGCCCGGCAGAGTACCTTGACAAGACCTGTAAAACGTGTATGTTGTGCGCCCGAAGGTTCAGAGCTTCCGTTGTAGGGTTCACACCGCACGGCACAGGAAAGAAACACGTAAAGGAGGCCCTAAATGGCTAAGTGGCGCTCAATGAAAACTGCCCCAAAGGATGTTCCGATACTTGTTTGGGGATGCGCAGAAGGGGAATTATCCCAAAAGGAGAGGGAACCAGGAGTACACCATGTAAACAACTTTTTTGGTGGATGGTCTTGCATGGACTGTGATGGGTACTCTGTTTGGGTAGCTGAACCCCTTTGTTGGACACCGGAACCTAAAGGACTTACAAATGAACGTTAAAACTAAGATTGTGACGAAGGGCGAAGAACCAAACGTCACTTCATTTGAGCCTGGTATCTTCTACCAACACCTAACCTCTAGACGAGTATACTACTGTGCGTTTGGCAAATCTCGTATAAACCCTTACTTACTTAGTATCCACCCTAGAATTGACGACGAGTACGTAACCACTAAGGACTACCTCCCTTCTTCTTACAAAAAGTTCGAAGGCATCTTAGAGATTACCCAAGAAAAGTAAGGACTTAGGATGACTTGTAAATTCATCGTAACCGGAGGCTTTGACCCTCTACACCGAGGACACTTGGAACTCTTTTCCCTAGGGCCTACCATCGTAGGTGTTAACTCAGATGCGTGGTTGGAGCAAAAGAAAGGCACTTGGTTTCTCCCCTTGGAAGAACGCATGGCCGTTGTAAGCTCCTTAGTTAACGTGGAACGCGCCGTAGATTTCAATGACGACGATGGACACGCTGGGTGGTTCTTGAAGTGGTGTGCTATGACTTACCCTAAGGACGCATTGTTTTTCCTTAACGGAGGGGACAGGTTTTCTATGAGAGACCTTCCTAAGGAAGAACAGGATGCTTTGTACCAGTACAACATTACCCCCTTGTTCATAGCAAGTCCAAAGTCTAACTCATCCAGCAAGATACTAAAGGAATACTTAGAGAGGACGAATAATGGAACAAGAACTAATTGAAATGTTACTAAGGCTTGAGGGCCAAATTAACGGAGCTGCTCCTGTTGCGTGGGAGGCTATTGTACGGGGTGTTTATGCTAAATCTGTCATAGAGGCATTTGTATGGATGTCTAGTATTCCTATGCTCTTGTACACAGGTTACCGGGCGTTCACGTATGACCAATGGGAGCATAGTGAGAGAAGTGAAATTATTTTTATGTCTACCCTATTATTTGGGGCACTAGGGCTTCTGTTCTTTGTCTTGGGATTAGTCTTTGGGTGGTTTACCCTACTAGGGCTTACTGACCCTGAGTCAAGAGCAATACTAGAGTTAGCAGGGATTATGTAGGGTGACTGAGAAAACCCTAAGAAAGCCCTGTAACCTAGGTTTTATCTGTGGCTAGGCCACAAGTGTTACACAGGAGTTAAGGCATGATTGAAGCATTTGCATTAGTGTTTTGCTTGGACCTCAGTTTTTCTAGCAGCAGTATTCAAGGGTACCGTGCTGGAGCCGCAGTTCATTGTGAATCTGTGTATGGACTGCCCACGCAAGAAGTATGTGAGCAATTAGGCTCTGATATGTCAGACAACTATGCTTTGTACTATAACCCTCGTGCTATCGGAGTTGCGAGGAATAGAGGGCAATCAGAGAGAACCGATAGGTATAGTGTTCGTAGGGACCGCCTTCAGTACCAATGTGTTCCCAGTAAGGTGTCTTCACCAGAGGAAAGCAAATGATAAATGATAGGGCCTTTACCTTCCGGGAATGGGGGGAGATGCAATTCTTCCAAGGAAATTCCTTAGAAGAGTTTGACTTTGAGTTCCAGCCCAAACTACTCCGGGTAAAGCCTGGACAGTCCCTCAGTCTTCAGCGCCATGCCAGCAGGGCAGAGTTCTGGGTTTGCCTAAAGGGGGAGGGGTTAGTTGCCTGGGGGTGGCAACGAGATAACCTCCACACAAAGGACCTCTCTCCGGGAGAGACAACTGAAATTCTTCCAGAGATGTGGCACAAGCTCATCAACGTGTCTTCTACGGAAGGGCTCGTTATCTTTGAACTCCAGTATGGAACGGAGTGTAACGAAGAAGACATAGAAAGGGTCTAAAGGAATTCCCTAGAAGGGTCTTCCTTAGGGCGTGTAGCCAGTTCAGGTTTCTACCCTGTTATCTGTAATCGGAGCTGAAAATGAGGGTTCGAGTCCTTCCACGTCTACCACCTTGACATCCCCCTAGGGATATGGTAAGGAGTACCTATGAAAGTCTTAGTACTATTTTTGTTCATCCTTGTCATCCTAGGAGCCATGAGTCTTGTCTCGTAAAATTACCAACGATTCTTTTCGTAGTACCCCTACCCACGTCATTCTGTCCCTCGCTTTATCTATGGAACGCAGGTACGAATCAGTCCTAGCTAAACGAGGTGTAACACGACAAGTCAACGTCCTCTTCTACCTGTGTTCGGTGCTATGGAAAGTCATAGAACTCAAAGAGAAACGAAGACTTACGAAGAACAAGGACAAGGAGTTGTACTCGCAGTACCTATTATACATCACGAACCTTTAGGAGTCCTTATGGATATCTATGAAATATCTATCTTCGTCTGTTTCCTATTCTTACTCCTAGGGTACGGAGTAGACACTAGGTTTTTCGTCGTACCTATCTTTTTACTACTGTGGATGGTTGGAACACTACACGGTATCAATTAAGGAAATACTCAGATACCAAGCTAACTAAAGGAATACCTATGGAAAAATCCTACGGGCGCACCGTAGAACAGCACCTTCCCTGTTGGGACTGTGATTCTTCGGATGCCGCTGCCATATATCAAGACGCTAAAGACCCCTCTCGGTACTACGGCAAATGTTACAGCAACGATTGTACTAAACAATTCACAGAAGAAGAGGCCCTCAAATACGTCGAAGACGTCAAGGGAACCAGGGTATCCGCACCCAAGGTTAATTCCTCTATTGCGGATGAACTACCTGAGTTCAAGAAACCCCCAGCCCCTATCAGAGGAATCCCTACAGACGTCCTCTCTCGGTACAAAGTAGATTGGTTCAAGAAGGACGACGGCTCCCTCGTAGCTCACAACTATCGCTACGGTACTAAGACCGACAAGGGGTGGGAGTATACGTGCATCAAGCACAGGTACGCTAACAAGGAGTTCCGTTGGACCAAGCTAACTCAGGAATCTCCTAGAGAAGCTGGGTTCTTTGGCCAAGGGTGTTCCTTTGAACCTTCGAAGTCTGTGATGATTACCGAGGGTGAGATCGACGCCATGAGTGCGTACCATCTGCTAGATCATAAGATGCCCGTGGTGTCCTTAAAGAACGGTGCTGGGGACGTAAGGGTTAACGAGTCCCAGAAAGAATTCCTGGACAAGTTCGAGTTAATCTACCTGTGCTTTGACATGGACGACAACGGAGAGACGGCTGCTAAGAGATTCTCTCAAGCGTTTCCCCCGTCCAAAATACGTGTAGTCCACTTAGAAGGGGTTAAGGACGCTAACCAAGCCCTCCTTCACGGACGACGTAAGCAGTTCAACATGTCCGTTGCCATGTCCACCTCTGTGATCCGAGAAGGGTTCATCCTAGGTAAGGACACGAAGAAGTATCTCTTTGAAGAGCCTGAGAAACTCCACGAGTACCCGTGGAAAGGTCTCAACGACATGTGCTACGGCATCTCCGATGCTGGGGAACTCATCGTGCTTCTCTCTGGTTCTGGCTCTGGCAAGACGACGATCCTAAAGACACTAGCTCTGCATTACTTCCACACTACTCCGTGGACTATCGGCACTATGTTCTTCGAGGAGAACGCCAAGAAGAAAACAATCAGGCTCATGTGTGGTATGCACATAGGAAAGAACCAAGCTCTGCCTGACATACGGGAAGAGACGACAGACGAAGAAATCGGGGAAGCTTGGGACGCTGTCTTTGACAACGACAGGTGGGTTATCAAGGACAAGTGGGGTTCCGAGGACACCAGCGCTATCATCGACACCATCAGGTACATGGTAGTGAACTTCGGAGTTAAGCTCATTCTCCTCGACCACCTTAGTATCATCTTTTCAGGGTCCACAGACGCTAACGAGCGTAAGGCTATTGACAAGCTCATGACGGACCTTAGAACCCTCATAGATGAACTAGAGTTCTCTGTAGTAGCTGTGTGCCATCTTACCAAGAAGAACGACGGACTAGGCCACGAAGAAGGAGCCCGAGTAGGTCTTAAAGATGCTCGGGGTGCTGGGTCTATCTACCAACTAGCAGACACAGTCCTAGGGGCAGAGAGAAACCAGCAAGATGAGAGCAAAGCCCACAGGCTCCTAATTCTCCTCAGGGTTCTGAAGAGCCGTACTTCGGGAGAAACCGGGCCAGCAACCCGGCTCGGGTGGAACAAGGCCAAGGGGCTCTTAAGGGAAATATCTGAGGACGATTTCAAGACCTTGAACGGAATCCCAGACCCCATAGAACAGATTATGTTTGTAGAAGGAGACTACGATGACCAAGGAAATGCTGAAAACGGGTGAAGTCTTTGACTGGAGTTTCTACGAAAAGGTTGGAGACCTATGTAAAGTGCAGTATGATGACGAGGTTCCTTTGCTCCTTTGGGTATCTGAGTCTGACGGTAAGTACTTTCTAATGAGTACCCAACCTTCTATGGGCTGGCCTTGGACTCCCGCTGATTATACTAAGAAAAAACCACACCTAATTCGCGTTGCCAGAGAAGACGAAGTATTTAATGCTAAGAACAGAGAAAAAATTCCGTACTGTTGGAGGTATTCCTAAGTATGGCTAAGACAGCAATCGTTGACGTAGAGACCGATGGCCTCGACTACACGAAGATTCACTGTGCTGTTGCCTACGTTATCGAAGAAGAGAAGTACTTCGTATTTCTTCCTAGGAAGTTTCGCCCTAGTGAGATACCCAAGAGGTTCAAAAAGGATAACATAGAACTCCTATACGTACGAGACATCGAAGACTGGGGCTCAGGTGTAAGCCGTTGGATTATGCACAACGGTATAGCCTTTGACCGCAAGGTGTTCAAGAAAGTCCTGGGATTCGAGATACCCTTGTCCAAGATGTTTGATACCCTAGTGTTTTCTAGGCTTGTTTCTATAGAACGCGCTAGACATTCTGTAGATTCCTACGGCAAACAGTTCAACCTCCTTAAGCCTGAACATGAACAATGGGATGTCTTTTCGTGGTCTATGCTAGACAGGTGCCTCAGGGACGTAGACATCCAAATGAAAATCTACGGGTACCTAAACTTCAAACTCCAAAGAGGCGGAGGAACTTATGAGCCTTTGTGGCTGGAGCAAGCCGCCCAAGAACTCATGCTACGGCAGACAGAGAACGGGTTTTACCTAGACCTACCTAAGGCTCAAGCTCTTAGAGACGAACTTGCTACGGAACACACACGGCTTACGAGTACAATCCTTAAGGTATTTCCTCCAAAAGCCAAGAAGCTAGGGGACGCAACTCCAAGAAGGAAGAACGACGACACCTGGTACTCAGTAGACCTCCGGTGGGTCCAAGGATTCTGTGACTACTTAGGAGGGTATGAGGACCCAACGGAAGTCCTCGGTGGTCCTTACTCCAAAGTCGAGTTTAGGGAGTTTAACCTTAATAGCGCCCCACAGCGCGTAGAACGCCTGCAGGACGTGGGTTGGGAGCCCATTGAGTTCACCCCAGTAGGGAACCCTAGGTTCACAGAGGAGTCTGTGAGGCTCTCTGGGGACAAACTACCAAAGGAAGTTCAACTCCTTGGAACGTATCTTATGGTACAAAGCCGACTAGCCACCGTGGAGTCCTGGCTCAAGCTAAGGGATGCTAACGGGTACGTCCACGGCAAGATCATAACCCTTGGTGCTAGAACGCACAGGATGTCCCACAATAATCCTAACATGGGAAATATTCCTAAGCCAAAGAAGGACAAGGAAAAGATTCCTATCAAAGGCCTCAAAGGGCGCTACGGGTATGAGTGCCGAGAGTGCTGGAGGGTGGACCCCAAGCATAAGGACAATGTTCTCCTTGGGTGCGACGCCTCTGGAATTCAACTTAGGGCCTTGGCCCACTACGCTAACAACCCTGAGTACATAAGGGAAGTATGTGAAGGTGATATCCATAGTGTTCACGCAGATATCTTAGGGTGTGACAGAGATACTTCGAAAACTTTCATCTATGCGTGGCTTCTAAATGCTGGTCACGCTAAGCTAGGCGCTATCCTTGGTGGTACGAGGAAAGACGGTAAAGACGCCAACAAGAGGTTCATTGGACGTATGCCGTTCCTAGGGACGGTAAAGAAGACCTTTGAAGACTACGGAGAGACCTCAGACTACAGGGCTCTCGACGGGCGACGCATCTATATTCCCAGTGCTCACCTTGCTTTGTCCACAGGGCTCCAATCCTTTGAGTCCATAATAATGAAATGGGTGATGCGAGCGTACCACTTGAAGTTTAAGAACGAAGACATTACCTTCTGGCAACGGAACATGGTACACGACGAGTTCCAGATAGAAATACCAGAGGAGTACGCAACCTACGCGGGAGAAGCTCTCAAGGAACTCTTCGCTAAAGCGGGACAGGCCCTTGGGTCTAGGTGCCCTCTGGATGGGGACTACAAGATAGGGAAAGCGTGGAGCGACACACATTGACCTAGGCAAACCTTGGGTTTTCCTTGTAACTTGCCCCTAAGGACCTAGGGCGGTACAATACCTCTAGGGGTGGTTGGAGGCCCCTAGCCTATGCTTAAGGTGAAGATACAAAACGGAGGGTACATCGTGGAAGGACTTTCTCAAGAGCACGTCAATGCACTTAGTTACGCACTAGAGACTGCTTCAGAAACAGGTGATTTCTACGACGGTACAATGCACTTTGAACTAGAGAAGTTCTTCGGAGACCTTTACTCCGGGGAAGTTACCGAGGAGGAGGAGGAGGGGGACGAACTGTACTCTAACCTCTTGACAACTACTTCAGTACGTGCTATGGATGAACAAGATGTCGTCATTGATTTCACAGAGGCCTTTGAAAAAGACAGAGCCGCTCACTGGGAAACTGAGGACGACTACTAAGACCCAAGTATAACCTTGGGCAAACTTAAGGGAACTGTCCCTTCAAAAGGTAAAGGAGAGCCCAGTTATACGATGAGTTCTCGGGTATACACCGAGTTCCCGTTTAAACACTGAGCACTCCTTCAACCAGACCTAGATACACCTAGGTCAAACCAAAAGGAGTATGACATTGTCTGATACACAATGGAATCAATCCCGTGGCGTTGCGTACTTCGCCAAACTTAACTACGAAAACCCCGATAAAGGTTACGAGGGTAATCGTCCGAATCTTCAGCTGTGCTTTGTTCCTGATGACCCCAAGGAATTTACCAAAGAGGGTCTGGAGCTCAAAGATGCTACTGAGAAGATTCCTGAGAAACACGTAAAGATTACCACGAAGTTTGTGGAGCGTCCTCTACGTGTCGTAGATGCCAAAGGCAATAGCCTTCCACACACTTTCATAGTAGGAAATGGGTCCGTTGTAAATGTACAGTGGTCGCCTAACGACTATGGCCGTGGTGTCAGTGCTATGCTTAACGGAGTTCAGATCATCGAACTTGTTGAGTTTGAGCCTGATGACAGTGCTTCGTTTTCCGAGGCGGAAGGTTTTGAGTACAACCCCGCTAGCGACGCCTCCTCTGCTAGCGATGAAAGTGCCAGAGCCAACGACGGCCTCTAGCACTTCTCCTTGGGGGGCCACGCGCCCTGGCCCCCCAAGGCTTACAAAGGAACATACTATAGAACGTATTATAGAAATCACAGTAGCAGTAGTAGTCGCCTTAGGTCTAGGAATCTTTGTCCTTACGCCCTTGGCGATGCTTCTAGGTGGTGTATCAGCCATGTTTTCCCTCGGACTCCTTATGGGGTTCGACGGCTTGTTTGGCTTTACCAATTTCCAAGTGGGGGCACTCCTTGGGTTCATAGCGTCGATCTTAGGCACGAATAACCTGAGAGACACGGTGATAGAATAGAAAGGACGTAACATGGAAAAAGTTACTGAATTCTTTGGTAAAATAAAGAACGGCTGGAACGGTCTACATCTTTTTATCAAGTGTGGCATCGTAGCCGTAGCACTTCTCATTGCGTTCCAAGCAATAGTCAACTTGTTCTAAGGAGTACTAAGTGACCCTTAAGAAAAACTTGGGAACTCTTCTCCCTGATATCCACAGGATATTTGAAGGACCCCACGAAGTTAGCGAAGAAAACCTTGACCTCTTGGCCGAGAACGTCAAGGAAACAATACGTAGAGCCGTGCAGGAAGCCGGTGTCCCACGCGACTCTACGCTGAGAATGTCCGTACTGGGCACTCCCAACCGCAAACTGTGGTACTCCATGAAATATCCCAAGGAAGCCGAAGAGTCTTTGGCTGCACAGCAGCACATTAACTTTTGCTATGGGCATATCATAGAAGAGTTCCTCCTTTTCTTAGTCCGCGAGGCAGGACACGAGGTTGCTAACGAACAAAAGGAAGTCGAAGTCAACGGTGTCGTAGGGCACATTGACTGCGAAATTGACGGAGTCCCCGTAGATGTCAAGAGTGCGTCTGAGTGGGGTTTCAAGAAATTCAAAGATGGCAACCTACTCCGAGGGGACGATCCTTATGGGTACGTACACCAGATATCCGGGTACACAAATGCCCTTGGGAAGAACGAAGGCGCGTTCGTTGTAATGAACAAGAACCGAGGGGAGCTATGCGTCTTGGAGGTTCCTTCGTTCTTTATCGAAGACACGCCCAAGCGTATCGACGAAATCCGAGACGTCCTAGACAAAGAAGAAGTTCCTCCACGGTGTTACGACGACCAACCCTTTGGGAAAGCTGGTAACCGAGAGCTAGTTATGTCGTGTGTGTTCTGCCCCTTCAAGTTCAAGTGTTGGCCTGAGACAAGGGTCTTCAGGTACTCAGATAAAGACAGGTTCCTCACCACGGTGGTGTCGAAGCCTAAGGTAGACGAAGTTACTCAAGGGTACAAGGACGAGCTAACATGATGGACTCACAAAGGCTAAGCAAGGTCTTAGACCAATTAAGCAAGGCTGGAAATGGTATGGGTACAAGAAACCCTGATGATTACACGTTTATGTTGACAGTTGGTGAGGCAATCGCCCTACGGGACTATATCTCTAGGCTTAAGGACAAGGAACGTATCTTAGACAGTCAAGGGAGTTCCGAGGCGGATTGGTTCTTTAATGAAATTCCAAAGTAAATTTGAAGAAGTTACCGATGGGTACAAGGATACTATGAAATGAAATGGAAAGATCGAAGAGTTATTTGTAGAGAGCATCTGTTTAAAGAAGGTGTCCCAGCGCCCTTCGCACTGTTACCTTATAGAATAGGAGATACATGGTATTGGCTTTGTACTCCTAACTATAGGCGTTACGCATATACCACAGATAGTGATGGTGGCTGGGATGCTAACCTGTATAAACACAATGAAACAGGGAAATCTTCCTATGGAGCACATTTTCCCAGTAACTTAGCTATACCTCTACTACTTCTAAGTACGGTCGTTGTTGTAATAGGAGGCTTATCTTTAGGTGGGTAAAATGCAACGTAATTTTCTATGAAATTCCAAAGTAAATTTGAAGAAGTTACTTACGCAGTTCTCAAAGCCTTCAAAGGCATACTCGTAGGGTACGAAACAGAGAAATTGTACTATGCAATTCCAGCTAGGAAAGCTCAGTACACTCCTGACTTTATCCTAGAGAATAAAGCAAAGACCAAGAAGGTTTACATAGAGACTAAGGGGTACATGCGTCCTACGGACAGAGTTAAAATGCTACGGGTTAAGCGCAGTCATCCCGACTTGGATATCCGTATGATCTTCCAACGTGACAACAAGATTAAGGGAACTAAGATGAACTACTCAGATTGGGCAGTTCGTCACGGGTTTCCCTACGCCATCGGAGAAAAGGACGAGGTGATCAAGATTTGGGCTAAGGAACTACGAAAGGAAAGCTAATGAGCGGTGGTACTACAGAAGAATACGTAAAAGACTTCTTGAGCTCCTTGGTCAACAACGCCATGTGGGTTGACGTAGACGGAGAGATTACCTTTGATGTATCTGAGGATACTTGCGGCATGGTCATGTCCTTAGCGTCAGACTTTGTCTTTGGAAATCCTGAGGATCGGTTCGAAGAGATGGAGCCCATGGAGGATAACAAGTCTGTGTCCACTTCGCCCTTCGATGATGACGAGGAAGACGAAGACACTCATGAGAGTGATTTCTATTAAAGACCAAGAGTTCTCTCTTGGTGAAATTGAGTATATCGTAGCCCACCGGGGCTTATTCCAAAGAGCCCCTATCCCTGATTACGGAAGTGCCCTAGACGAACCTTACCTGTGGAGAGCGGTGTTAGACAGGGCTCTCCTTGACTACATCAAAGGTCCAAAGGAAGTTGGAAGGGACTTTGCTAGAGTTTCAACGTGGTTGAACTATAAAGACCTAGACGAAGAAGGAGACGCTACGGGAGACTTTGGAGCTGTGTGTGCGTACGCCATAGTTGACGAGGACACAGTACGTACAATGTTTAACAAGTGTAGATACGAGGAGATACAAGGTGATGGCAAAGGACTACATTAACAACAAAGGAGCTTCTAGGAAGCTCGCAGAACTCATTAACACGTACTGGAAGAAGAACGGAAAACCCTGGGTCCGCGCCTACGTAGAAGCTGAGGAGCACCCTACGGCAGACGGTGTGTACAATGAAATCTATGTTATTCGTAGTAACCTGGGGTTCAAGTGGAACAAGGGTGGCCAGTACTACTCGGCAACCAAGCTGTGACCCTGTTTACTCTGGGGTTTCTCCTTGGGAGCGCCTTAACGCTTGTAGCTGAGTTTCTTTACATCAGGCACTTAGTCTATAAATCTAGGTATTAGAATGGGACGCTGTGTAAAAAGAAGAGTTTTAGCGGTAGCTTTCGTTGATGGAGAAGTACTCATAGGAGAGAACGGGGTCGAAAATGAACAAGAGGTTTGCCCCCGTAAAGACATGAAAACTGGGGAGGGGTGGGAACTTTGTAAGTCTGTTTGTGCTCAAAGCGGCCACGCAGAAATAGACCTAATTAAAAAAGCTGATGGTAACTTAAAGGGGGCTAACGTCGTTATTTTTAATCACTATTGGGTGTGTGACTCTTGTAGGAAAGCCTTAGAAGAAGCTAATGTAGGTGAGGTTATCTTTGGGTAAAGACCTTCGCCTCCCTTGTGATTGCCATAGGTATTACCCTAGTAGTACGAAAAGCCCTTAATTACTAAGGCGTCCTTGACTTCCCCAGATCACTATGATATAGTCAAAGTCTTTTGTGCCTTAGCAGGTACTAACCTCCCTAAGAGAACAGGCAACCATGTCCTTGAACCCCTTTGAAAAACTTTCCAACCCAACTTATAGTGCATTCATAGCGCTAAGCCGCTACGCCCGTTGGCTCCCCGAGGAAAACCGAAGGGAGACTTGGGAAGAAACTGTAGATCGCTACTTCACGTTCATGGACGGACACCTGAAGAAGAAGCACAAGTACGCCCTTCCTAAGGGCCTTAGGAAAGAACTTCGTGACGCTGTGTACAACTTAGAAGTTATGCCCAGTATGAGAGCCCTGATGACCGCTGGCCCTGCCCTAGAACGATGTAACGTGGCAGGGTTCAACTGTTCCTACCTTCCTATAGATCACCCTCGCGCCTTTGACGAGCTTTTGTACATCCTTATGTGTGGTACAGGGGTAGGGTTCTCTGTGGAAAAGGAGAACGTCCACAAACTTCCCGAAGTAGATGAAAACCTCGAACCTTGTGACACGACGATAATCGTAGAGGACTCCAAGGAAGGGTGGGCTAAGGGCACTAGACAGCTTATCTCCCTTTTGTACGCAGGTCAAATTCCTGGATGGGACACAAGCCAACTAAGGAAGGCTGGGGCTCGCCTCGTTACCTTTGGTGGACGCTCCTCTGGTCCAGAGCCCCTAGAGGACCTCTTCCAGTTCGTCGTAGACATCTTCATAGCAGCCCAAGGAAGACAGCTAACGTCCTTGGAGTGCCACGACATAGCCTGTAAGATCGGAGATGTCGTAGTCGTAGGAGGTGTACGCAGAAGTGCCTTGATATCCCTTAGTGATATCGAAGACATACGGATGAGGGAGTCTAAGACAGGGCAATGGTACGATACTCATGGGTGGCGTAAGCTGGCCAACAACTCAGCGGTGTACTCCCGAACCCCAGATATGCAACTGTTCTTCGAAGAGTGGCACTCCCTGTTTAAGTCCAAGTCTGGGGAGCGGGGTATTTTCAACAGGCAAGCCGCGTACAACGTCATGCCTGAGAGACGCCTAAGGAAGGTTGAGCTAAAGAACTCCGTATCTTGGATTCCCTTTGGGTGCAACCCGTGTTCTGAGATCATCCTTAGACCTTATCAATTCTGTAACCTCACTGAGATCGTAGCCCGTGCTTGGGATACAGAGGAAACTTTAGACCGCAAGGTATTCCTTGCTACAGTCCTAGGGACTCTCCAAGCAACTCTTACGGACTTCAAGTACCTTAGGAAGATTTGGCAGAAGAACACGGAGGAAGAGCGACTCCTCGGGGTATCTATCACCGGGATCATGGACAGCCATATCTTAGCTGGTCGAGGGTATGAAGAAGGGCTTGAGTTGTTCAAAGAACACGCCGTAGCTACAAACAAGGAATTCTCGAAGAAGATCGGCATCCCCCAGAGCGCCGCGATTACTTGTGTCAAACCCTCAGGGACCGTGTCCCAGCTTGTGGATAGCGCCTCTGGCATTCACCCGAGACACTCAGAGTTCTATATCCGTAGGGTCCGTCAAGACACGAAGGACCCCCTTACTCAGTTCATGATAGCCCAAGGGTTTCCTAGTGAACCTGATGTCACAGACAGGGCAAATACCACAGTGTTTTCCTTCCCCATGGCCGCGCCTAAGGGGGCCTTGACACGCGATGATATATCTGCTATAGACCAACTAGAATACTGGAAAGCCTACCAAGAACACTGGTGTGAGCATAAGCCTTCTTGTACTGTGTACATCCAGGAAGACGAGTGGCTCAAGGTAGGAGACTGGGTCCACAGTCATTTTGACATGATGTCTGGTGTGTCCTTCTTTCCCTTCGTGGACCACGTATATCAGCAAGCCCCTTACGAGGAAATTACTGAGGACGACTACGAAGAGCTAGTAAAGGAAATGCCCAAGGATGTCGATTGGACAAGGCTGCAAGAGTACGAAAAGGAAGATACAACAGTGGGTTCCCAAGAGCTTGCCTGTCAAGGGGGAGTCTGCGAAATCTAAAGGAGACTTCGTGACCAAGAAAAATGTAAGAGCCACTAAGTTCTATTCTCAGGCGTGTAGCGTAGTGGCTACTACAACTAAGTACATACGGTTCTTAAACAAGGAACCTAACCAGTTAGACCTAGTAAAATCCATAGGAACTTTAGTAGACCTAGAAAACTCTGTAGAAGCTTTCCTAGGGACTATCCGCGAAACAAAGGAGAACTTAACAGCTAAGTTTTCCCTTGCCCCACCAGAGGAGTAGCCAATGCCTAAAAGACCAAGCGTGGTCGTCTCAAGGGAAGACGCAAAGATCATCCGAGAAAATCAATTAGAGTACGACCACACCCCATTAGAAGATACGTATGCTACTGAGGATGCTCCTCAGTTAGACCTTGACTTAGACAATGGAATCCCTCTGGTTAACGTAGCCCACCCAAGTATTTTCCCAGTAAGTGCACTTGAGACAGCTGAGATTGAAATTCCTTTGGGTGCTTTAGACGAACAAGTGGGTGGGGATCACTACAAAGATTGCAAGATTCAACCTTTAGAGTACGCCTACGCTAACGACCTGAATGTCTGTGAACACGCTATTGTCAAGTACATTACTAGGCACCGTAAGAAAGGCCAAGTCCAAGACCTTGAAAAGGTCATTCACTATGCTCGGCTAGAAGCCAAGCTCACCTATGGAGAAGATATCTAATGTCCACAAAAGAACCAAGAGTTCGCCTTAACCAACCTGAGCAAGAACTGTACGAAGCAGACCTCGAAAAAGCGTTCATCCAATTTAACAATATCCGTGTAGGACGTTGGGAAATCAAAGAACACGACGAATTCGACAGAGTCTTTGCACGTATCATGAACAAGTCACCCTACGACCTCACAGGTCCTTTAACCTTTACTAACTGTGTGACCGGTGATGTTTTTATTATTTCCCCTAGTATGTCAATGTGTGTTGCTGCGGGATTCGATAAGGACACAGTAGGCACTGGACTTGACCACTAATGAGCATCTCCACGCCTTCCTTGGATACGACGAAAAGCAAGACCTCGCGTGGGAAGTCTGCGCAGAATCCATCCGTCAAAGCGCTTCAAGGCCTGTATCCATTCACAAGTTGGACCATAGAATGCTACGGGACCTTGGATTGTTCGACCGGGAGTGGGTCGTCGAAGGAAAAACCGGAAGGTACAAAGACACCGGAGACGGAAAGCCAGCCAGTACTCAGTTTTCGCACAGCAGGTTCTTGGTTCCTGCACTGGTAAAGCACCTTGGCATTAACCAAGCGCACAACGCTTTGTTTGTTGACTCAGACTTCGTGTTTCTTGATGACCCCTATGAGTTGCTCTGGGAGTGTGGTCTTACCGAAGGCAATCATACACAGTTCCCCGTACACGTAGTCAAGCATGAGTACAACCCGGACAAGGGTCTTAAGATGGACGGACAAGTCCAAGTACCCTATGCCATGAAACTCTGGAGTTCCTTGATGGTCTTTAACCTGAGGGACCCAAGAATCTACGACCTCACAGCGAACAAGGTTAATACTATGACTGGTAGGGACCTCCACCAGTTCCAGTGGCTTAACCCTAAGAAAGACCCTCTCTGGAACAGTGATAATTTCTTAGGTAGAATCTCGGAACGGTGGAACTTTATCCCAGACCACTCAGAACCTAGAGTACCTGAGAAGGACATAGGGGCCGTACACTGGACAGAAGGCATTCCTTCTATTCCTGGGTACTCAAATTGTAAGTACGCAGATATGTGGAATGACGTGTGTCGCAAAGTGTACCGCACCAAACTAAAGATGGATTTTTATGAATAAGTATCACGTAGTAACATCGTTCTCAGATAAGCTTTGAAAAAGTGGTGTACGAAAGACTAGCAAAGGAATAGTAAGAAATACTATGGAATATGACTACGAAGTAACAGCTGGACAGATGATTGTCTGGTGCATTATTTTCCTTCCCATCTTCTTTGTGATGGCCCCTGTTTTTTTCCTTTGGTGCTTAGCCCTTTTAGGCATTACCTTTGCGGGTTTTCTCCTAATTGCCACCCTTGGCGCTAAGATAGACAAGATTCTGGAAAGGAACTCTAAGTGACCAAGTACCACGTAGTAACATCGTTCTCAGATAAGCTTTGGAAAAGTTACGCTCAACATACTGTCCCTAGTGTCTACGCTAACCTCCCCGAGGGGGTTGGCCTCACAGTGTGGTACAACGGGGACTATGATCCCAAGTGGAAAGAAGCTCTGCCTGAGGCGGAGTTCAAAGACCTTAACGCTGTGGCAGACTACCAGTACTACCGCCAGAAGTACAAGGGAGTCCAAGCTCCCGAAGGAGTCGAAGAAGGACACAAGTTTCGCTTCGACCACCTTCCCTTCTGGAACAAGGTGTGCGCTCTGTACAAAGAAGCTATGGATTTGTTTGTACACGGTGCAGACTATGAATATCTTGTGTGGATCGACGCTGACGTTCTTTCCCAAAAGAAAATTCGAATTAAAGACTTCGACCGTTGGACTAACGATGCTGACGTAGCCACCTTGGTACGAGGAAAGCCTTGGAATACTTGGGACACTGGATTCTTAGCTATTCGTTGGAATGCGCTTAAACTTGTTGAAGAGGTCTTTGACCTGTACATGAGTGGACGTATCTTTGACCACAACGAGTGGCACGATGCGTACTTGTTCACAGTGATGTACAAGAGATACAAGGAAGACCTTAGGCTCAAAGACCTTAACATGATGTCCTCCTCTGCTCACCCCTTTGACTCTTCGATCCTTCCTCCGTATCTCATGCACCTTAAGGGCCCTAGGAAGAAGACCTTGGAAATTCTAGACCCCCGCTCTCTCAACGGGGTGTTTACTTCGCTCTACACAGGGGTCATAAACGAGAGGAAAGAGACCGTAGGAACCCTAAAGGAAAACGGAGACATTGTTCACCCCAATGGGGGCATAAGGAGTATCTATGAGTAAATCAAAACTTATCTCAGACGAGTACGTAGCTTTGAACAAAAATCTTCACGCAGATAACCCTCTGTACGGGTCGAAGTCCTGGAAGCAGCTTGAGAACGTAGTCCACTCTCTTGACCTTAAAGCAGGAGATACCCTGTTGGACTACGGATGTGGCAAGGCGTCCCTCCAAAGGGAACTTGCCAAGAGAAGTATTAACGTAGTTAGCTACGATCCTGCTATTTCTGCGTATGCTAAGCACCCCTCAGAGTACAAAGAGTATCCCTTTGAGTACGTAGTATGTATGGATGTTCTGGAGCACGTAGAACCTGACATGCTCCCCCACGTACTCGACGATATCCAAAAGAGCTTCACAAAGAAGGCGTTTATCCTTATCTCCACGGAACCTTCGAATAAGACCCTTAAGGACGGAAGGAACGCCCATTTGATTATTCAGGCCCGTAATTTCTGGATGGACAGGCTGGCAGACCGAGGGTTCAACGTAGAGAAGTTAGTAGACAATCGCAAGGGCTGGGTAGGTGTCCTTTGCGCCAAGGAGTCGAGCTAGCATGGGATTTAAAGTAGCTACAACAGCAGAGGTATACGAAGAACTCCATAGCAACGGAGCTAGTGCCAGTAGTTCAGTAGATAGGATCAAGGCTATAACTGGGGAGTTAAAAAATGCTTTGGAAAGTGGTGCTGAAGGTGACGTATATGAATTTGGAGTATACAAAGGCTCTACTTCGTTGGTCTTAGCAGTATCACTAGCACACCCTGGTATAAATAAGAAATTGTACTTGTACGATACTTTTGAAGGTATGCCAAAGGGTGACCCTGAAGTAGATACTAAGATTAAAATTTCCAGAGGGCCTTTACCTGAAGGAGCTTTAGCCTTTTCTGAAGAAAACCTTATAAGTTTCGTAGAAGAAAAAACTGCAAAGCTAACTGGAAAACCCCCTGCCTTTACCACAATAAAAGGTGACATAAGGGAAACGTACAAAGGGTGTTCTCCAATAGCTTTCGCTGTTATGGACGTAGATTACTACGACACTACAAAGTTTCTCTATGATACTATGGCACCCAATCTTTCCGTAGGTGGCGTTGTATACGTAGACGATTACTTCAATTGGGAGGGAGCTAGGAAGGCTACTGATGAATTCTTAGACAAAAACACAGAATTCGAAGGGTACCTTGTTCGTCCTAAGTGGTTCTTTATTCGGAGAAAATTGAAGGGAAATTCTAATGGGGTTTAAAGTATCCCAAGAACAAGAGGAGATCGAAGCCCTCCTAAAAGAGGTCGGAGAGATTTCTTCGTACTTGGAAATTGGTTCGTACGCTGGGGAATCCCTTCTGTACGTTTACAAGTACCTTAAGGAAGGCTCCACTGTGGTCTTGGTAGACTTGCCTGTGAACCAAAAGGCTAGGGACCACCTCATGAAAGTCATAGAGACCCTAGGTAAAGCTGGGATCACAGTTCACCTTATCTCAGGGGACTCCCAAGACCCCTTTATTATAGAGAAGGCCAGAGAGTTTGCTCCTAGTGGGTTCTACGACTTAACTTTTATCGACGGTAACCACGACTTTGATTACGTTGTGAAAGACCTTCACGCCTACGGCCCTATGTCCAAACGTATTGCTATGCACGACATTGACCCTAGGGCTATCAAAGCTAACAAAGCTAAACACGGATACGAGAAACCGAGTGCCGCCCACGTATGGCAAGTTCTTAAGATGTCTGGAGAGACACAAGAGTTTATTAAACAGGGATCATCCAAACCTAGAGGTCTGGGATTACTAAGAGGAACAAGTATAAGTGCCTAAAACACCTGAAATAGAACTAGAGGAAATGCTGGAGAGGTTCAAAGCGGACCACGAAGCTAAAGGACTAGCCCTCTCTACAGAGACGAAATACTCTGGGGGCAAGGTATCTGAGAGTAACCCTCTGCGTATTGTAACGTGGTTTTGGAACGACCCAGAAGCTAAGAACCTAGCGTTCTTTGAGTGGACCCCAGACCACGTCCATAAACTTGCCGCAGGGTTCAAACGGCACCTTAAGATTCCTCACGAGTTCTGTGTTGTGACAGACAGAGGGTCTGAGCTAGACGCTAGTAAGGTCCGTATCATCCCTATGTGGGACGACCTGAGAAACTGGAAGAGGTGTTACACACGACTCAAAGCCTTCTCCCCGGAGATGTACAACACCATAGGTCCACGGTTTGTCTCGGTAGACCTAGACACCCTGATCGTAGGGGACATCACTTCGATCTTTGATCGCCCTGAACCCTTCGTAGGGTACCGGGATTCCAAGAACCCTCTGTGTTACTCAGGGGCTTTGTGGATGAAGGACTACGAGGCAGAGAACCAAGTCTGGGAGACCATACGCCTCGTACGTGCCTTGGACCTTGGGGAAGCTCGGTACGTAGGGTCTGACCAGTGCTGGATTACTACGGCCATTGGCCCTAAGTTGCGCCCACGGTGGTCGAGGGAGGACGGTATCTACGACTTTTGGAATATCGAAGGGTTGCCTAAGCTCCCTGAGAATTCCAAGATCATCTTTTTTAACGGTATGACCAGGGATATGTCTATGAAGAAATTCCAAGACACTTGTCCTTGGATCGAAGAACACTGGAAGGAGTAACTTATGGGTAGCATCGAATGGGATTGTGCTGGTAAGACAGCTTTGTTTTTTGGAGGGATACTTCTTTGGCCGATTGGGCTTGGCTACGGAATAGCCACAGAAAACAGGGCTTTGCTATTACTTCTCATAGCTTCCCTTATACTAGGAGGTATAGGAGTACTCGCTGTGAACTTTTATCGAATTTGTGCCAGAGAAAAGAGGATTAAAAACCATGACTAACGAAGTAACCAATACCCAAGGTATCTGGATTGAAACAGTATGTGTCCCTCTGCCTTCCGCCGTAGTTGGAGGATTTGACCCGAAGGGCCTTTGGGTTATCACGAAGAAGAACGAAGAACCCCCTATGCCTTTAATGGGTTCTGCCCCAGATGTTCTCCATTATGATATCTCAGGTCAGTGGCTCCCGTTCAGTGAGAACACTTTGTTCTTTGAAACACCGGAGCAAGCTGAGAGATGTGCTAAGAAAATCTTGGCCTTTACCAAGGAAACACGCTCTGTTGAAGAGACTAACGTAACGGAGTTGAATTAGTGGCAGCTAAGCACGTCAAAGTAAAGCCTGTAGACTGTGAGCCCGATGAAGTCATAGCACGGAATATAATCCATAATTGCCAGATGATAAAGAACTGGCTTGGCCCGTGTAAGACCCACGACATGCAAGCGTGGTTGTTCTCTGCTGGCCCTTCCTTAGACTTCGCTACAAAGGAGATGTTTCCAAAGAAGTACTTTGATGGGCTTCCTCGGGACTCCTATCGTATCTTCTGTATCAAACACGCTCTCCCAGCCCTCAAAGAAGCTGGGGTTATCCCGGACTTCTGTGTGGCCCTTGACCCTCGGGAGATCAAAGGGACCTCTACACACGGGAAACCCCGTGAGGAGCTCTACGCTGCTGCCCCTAAAGAAACAACGATGCTCATAGCATCCATGACACACCCTAGCGTTACCAAGTACCTCCTAGATCGTGGGTACAAAGTTGTAGGGTGGCACGCCGCCTCAGGAGCTTTGAACTCCTTGTTAGAACAAGGTATCATGAAACAGTGTATCCAACTGGACGGGGGGACTTCTTCTGCTATGCGAACACTGTCCATTGCCCACCACCTAGGGTTCCGAGAAGCCAACCTTGTAGGCTTTGATTGTTCCTTGGAGGGAGAACCTAAAGAGAACGAGTTACAGCCTTCAGACAAACCTGGAGGCCCTGAGAGGTACAAGTACTTCGAGGTCAAGAACCCCAAGGACAAAAGGGATCAGTTTGAGTTCTGGGCCTCTGGAGAGCTAGTAGCCCAAGCCCAAGATATCGAAGCTGCTTTGGCCAATGCCAAGTTAGCAGACCTAGAGCTAAGGTTCTACGGACTGGACCCAGAGAACAGCTACGGTGGTAACGTAGTAGAGCACACTAAGAATTTGACTAAGTTCCCTTTATACGAAGAAAGGTTCCCAAATGTTTGAATCTCGAAGAAGATTCGGGGACGCCCCCTACAGACCAAAAAACTTCGGAGACGAAGAGTCCCCAAGAAACTTTAACATCTTAGCTTCCATAGGGGGAACCCTCGTATCAATCGGAGGGCACATGGTATCTTCTAGTAGAACTGTGACAAGCCTTGCCCTTAGTAACTTAGGTATTGGTACCGCCCCAGAGAAACGTGAAGGAGAGTACGTTGAGTACGACTAAAACTGGACTCGTCATTGGAGATGCCCACGCTACGCCCTCGATTTCCAATAGGAGATTTGATTGGCTTGGTAACGCTATCCTCGAAGAAAAGCCTGACTTCATCATCAACATAGGAGACTTTGAAGACTTTGAGTCCCTTTGTTCTTACGACAGAGGTACCAAGTCCTTCGAAGGCAGACGCCTTAAAGAAGACTACGAGTGTGCTAACGATGCGGGAAGACGCGCCTTCGGACCCATAGATCGCTATAACAAGCGAAGGGTTTCCAATAAGAAACGTAAGTACACCCCTGACCTCTACCACCTTGGGGGTAACCATGCTGAAGCACGTATCAAAAAGATGCTTCAGAACCACCCAGAGTACGAAGGCATCTTCGGGGTCGAAGACGGGGAAATCAACCTGTCCTACATGAAAAGGGCTGGGGGGCAATACGTACCGTTCCTGGAAACCCTTACGTACGAGGGTATTCAGTTCTCCCACTACTTCTACAAGACTATGCAAAGCTACTCCCCGCCTTCCGTAGTAGCCATGCTCAACATCACTCGTAGTAGTGCTGTCATGGGGCACAACCACTTAAGGGGCTTCGAGGAGGTTGTCCAACCTAATGGCCAGAGAGCCTGTGGAGCCTTTGCTGGGTGCTTCTTAGACCACGAGCTCAAATGTGATAACTTCAATTACGCAGGTCCCCAGAAGAAATGGTGGTCTGGGCTCCTTTGGCTCCACGATGTACAGGACGGGTACTTCGATCCCCAGTTTATGAAGATGAGCAAGGTAAAGGAGTTGTATTCCTAGGGTTCCTAGGGTATACTTGGGAGCATGGAGGCCCTAAGATAGTATGTCAGTAGTTAAACGAAGACGACCAAAGAAAAACAGACGTAAACAAGAATCCCACAGTGACCGTATGGCTGACTGGGAAAGGCGTAGTGAGCCTCGGCGTATCCAAGAAGCCCTTGTAGCAGGTAGTATCTACGGCTCTGTCACACCCTCTAACGGTGTACGCTTAGACGAAAACGTAGGTGATACTGAGTACAACAAAGGTGTCATAGATGAGATACGCAGGCTTAGAACCGAGCGTTCCGAGAGAGCAAGACGAAGAGGACGAAGTTACCAAGAAGGTGGCCCAGTCTCTAACGCAGATCGTTACCACGCCCGTAAAACAAGGGCTGGCGAGGCCCCTGATAGTCCAATGACAGACAGAGACCTTGTCATGCTCCTTCGTAGAGAGGCTAGTCGCAATCCAGAGAGTCCTCGTCCTAGTGTTCCTAGACACCAACGTAGAATGGCGCAGGAAGAGCGAAGCCCTATCCCCATCATACCCAATTCCTCAGGTACTGGAAGGTCTACTTCGTACCCCAACCCAAGACAACCTACTAGAACCCCCGTTGAGCCTCGCCCATCCCCCACCCCTAGGGGACACTTTAGACCGCGTGTCAGGGACCACGCAGACTCAGTATCACAACAGATGCGCCGTAACCTCAGGTCCTTTGACAGGGACCACTTGGCAGACAGCGCCCAGGAATGGCTAAGTCGCCCAGACCTGAGTGACGCAGAACGCAGGTACTATGAAGACCTTCTGCGTAGAACTCGCCCCCTCCCTAAGACGTACCCCAACGGGAACACGGGTGGCGGAGGTGGCTATAAGAACGGTGGTCGCGTTAGAAAGCTCATGAGAGAGCGGAAAGGACACTAAGAAGGCCTATGTCGTACGTAGAAGAAATCAATGAGTGGCTTAGGGACTCTATCCGACAAGATGCTATTGATGCTGGGGTTGACTCTGAAGCATACCTTTGGATTGTCGAAGCCCTTGCTGAGAAAATAAGGGAACAGTGGAAGAGACCCTCGGATGCCTGATAACTTTTGTAAACCTTTAGAAACAAGGGAAAGTGCTGTGAAATACCCGTATGAGTGGGCTCCGTTTATCGAAGCTCTCAAGGAAGTAGAGAACGCAGGGAAAACTGGGTACGATACTCACACTAAAACGTGGATGCCCCATCAGTCCCCCGAAGGTGGTCTACCTACCCTAGGGTACGGACACAAGTTGAAACAGAGAGATATAGATAATGGAGATTTGGTCATTACTGGAGCTCGCTATCCCATCTGGGGTTTGCCTGATGATATTGTTACTACTCTTCTCATTGAAGATGTAAAGAAGTCCTACGCTACTGCTATGGGGGAATGGAACGTACTAAGTGTCTCCCCAAGTACTCTTTTAGACCTGAAGTATCGCTCCGTTCTAGCTGCCATCGTATTTAACGCAGGAACCCTTCGGAACTCCAAGGGAACCTTGGGGTGGCCCAAGCTATTCGAAGCTATCAAAAAGCAAGATGATGCCGAGGTCCGAGAGCAGATGCTTACCTCGTACACCATGCCCAACGGAATCAAGGTCAAGTTAACGAAACGCAGGGATATCCTTGCGGATGCCATAGGACTCAAAGAATGAGGGTCCTAGTGTGCGGTGGAAGGGACTTCTCTAATCGGAGGGGTCTCTTCGAAGTCTTGGACAAGCAACATCGCTTCAAGGAAATTACAGAGATTGTCGAAGGAGACGCCCGAGGGGCTGACCGTATGGCAGGGGAGTGGGCAAAAGAAAACGGAGTTAAGCTCACAGCGGTACCCGCTAAGTGGGACATCCACGGCAAGAAAGCGGGATTCCTACGGAACGTAGAGATGGCTGATCTTAACCCCGACCTTTGCTTAGCCTTTGAGGGCGGTGTAGGGACTGAGATGATGCTTCGTATTTGTTCAGAGAGAGGCATCAAACACGTACACCTTAGAAAGGAAACTAGCGATGCTTAACAAATACAGTATAACGAAGAACGGAAAACACTTCGAAGGCCCTCACAAAAGTGCTGAGAAAACGAAGAAACACCTCGAAAGACTCAAAAAAGAGTCCCCTAAGGACTCTTGGGATATCCAAGTTCTCGTAGACAGAGGTAGTGGAATCAAGGATTCTTCCTAGTCATTCTGGGTATGTGGAGAAAGCATAGGTTCCCTGTTGCAATGCAGCATTCTCGGTGTTACATTGAGCTTAGAAAGGAACCAAACCCCATGTTTTACCGAGTTTTCGACGTACTGTGTACAGCAACCCTGTTGTTCTACACATCCTTTGTAGTGTACTACCTAGTAAATACCCTCTAAAAGAGAATACCCTCTGGGAGGCTCTCAGACGCCTCAGGAGAGCCGAAAGGACCCCTAGGCTCTAAGTGACCCTAAAGGTCCCTAAGGGCCTCCTCTGTACCCCCTAGGGGCTACTTAGGAACGATCCCCCGTAACAGTGTTGATAACTGTGTCATCTTGCCTCTGGGAGAACACAGCTTCTGCGATCTTCTCCCCGGAACGGCCCATGACGTACCCGCCTAGCCCAACAGTGACAAGGGTAAAGAACGCTTGCTCTATCTGAGGGTCTGCCGCTGGCACCAAGATTTCCAAGGGAATCCCCGCCCCAAAGAGCGTAGAGAACCCCGCTATTAGAGGGGCTACGAACCACCTCCACATGATAACCGATAGGAACGAGAGCATGGTTATAGGACGCCAGGACCTTGTGATCCAAGATTGGCTCTTTGCTTCCGTCGTAACGACCTCTGCTTGGGCGCGGACAAGAGCAGCTTCGTGCTCCAGTACGGTGGCCCGTAGAGCGTTCCTTAGTTCGTCTCTTTTGTTTTGGTCTGGGATAACACGTTCAATAACTGTGTCAGCCAAACCTAAGATTGTACCTAGTAATGCCATAATGCTTTCTCCTTAGTCTCTACTATAGCCCTTTAGCCAGTCTCGCGCAGCTTCCTCTAGCATCCACTGTCTTAGTCTGTCATCTGATCGGAACTCGTCGTAGTACTCCGGAGGTGGTACCCAGCTTTCTTCTTCGTAAAACCTAGGGTTCTCATCAGCCCAGCTCCTAGACTCTGAATCTCCTCTGCGGTAGAATTCTTCCACAAACTCGGGGTCTTCTCCCCTTAAGTCAGCTTGGTCTCCTGAGATGTTATAGATAGCAGCGTGACCAGGAGAGTCTATCTTAAACCAGTAAGGTATTTCATTGTAGTCGTAGCCCTCAGCAAGTTCTCCACTTCCAAAGTCATTTCCTCTGTACTCGTTAGGTGGGATGATCCTGTCACCAGTCCGCTCCCCCCGTATGTCCTCAGCTCTCCTAGTTAACCCCTCGTGTCCTCTGTGTCTATTCTCGTGGGCAAGGACATCGTTAAGGCTTCCAGAGCCCCAAGCTTCTCTGTCTAACCTGTGAGAATTCTCTGGGTCCCAGTACTCAGTGTTAACGCCGATACCGTGAGGAGGAACCCCCCACGGGTTAGTCCCAATGTCTCGGGCATTATAGATACCGCGTAGGTCTCTACCCGGAGAAGTATCTTGGAATAGGGTAAAATCTTCCATAGGTTTCTCGTGGAGGAGGTACCCCATTAAACCTAAGGGGTCCCTTTCGTCTAGGCGATTCTGACTTTCGAAGGAGTCTGCCACCCGAGGGTCCATCATAGGACGGTCCCTACCGGGGTCATCTCTTAGACCTTGTTCCAAAGAACGGCGGTAGTCCATCTCCCTTAGGGCTTCTCCGTAAGGGTCACTTTCAAATTCACCTTGGACAATACGATAGGCTTCTTCTCTACCTACTTGGTCTCGTAGGGTTTGAAATCTACGCTGGACCTCTGGGTCACTCCAGTAGTCTAACTCCTCCTCAGAGAGAGTGCTTCCGTACATCCATTCTGTTTCACTAGGTGATGGCATACGATTACCCTCCGCTACCCCCAAAGAGCTTGAACCAGGCTGTGAGAGCACTCCAGATAGCGAGGATACCCCCGCCTAACCAGAAGATTCCCTTCAAGGCTCCTTTTCCCCAGGTCATTTCCTTTGTTAGCTCCTTAGCCAACTTTTGGTTTTCTTCGATCATCTTTTCGTGTTTATCAAGACGGGCTTCAAAGTGTTTTGCTTGCATACGCGACTCTGTACGGTGCTCCCTAATCTCTATGAGGAGTTTTATCTCCATAGGAAGGTCTTCAACTGTCCCGAGTAAAAGGTCTTTATCGTCGTTGTTATCTATCATTCGTCTTCCAATTGAAATTCATTTTCACCCCAACGCGACCCTTCAGGGGCATCAAATTCGGGTTGTCTCGTGCCAGGACGTTCACCTTCTGTAAAGGCACCTGGATCAACTCTTTGTGTAATTTCCCTCGCCACTTGGCGTCGGATGCTTGTCATCAGTCTCGGAGGTGGCACAGTGTTATGGGCTGCCATAGACACGTAGAAGTCAAATATTCTGTCGTTGAACGCGTCAGTAAGCTCCGCAGTCCTTTCCACATTCCCTGCTTCTTGGCTGTAGTGGATATTTACCCCGATTTCCGTTAGGTCACGATAGAGAGCCCTTCGTGCAGGTACGATGTACTGTTCTTCCAGTGAGCGCCACGTATACGAATTCAGGTTTCTCTCGGACACAGACAGAGGCTGGATGCCAAGGGCACGTAGAGCAACCTCGTCAAACCGGATTTCCTCCGGTCCTACATATTGTACACCACGAGTGGTTTCTACGCCAGAAGAGGCCCAATCCAAGGAACGGAAGATGTTCTGTGCTGCTACGGGGGCTAGCCTGTCAAAGCGCCCTGCCCCTGTGTCCGCCAAGAGACGTCCCGGAATACCTGTGATCCGTTGCTGAGCGTAAGAGGAGTCTGGGTTGGCCATAAAGGAAACCGCGTTCTCAAAGGGAAGCGGGATACCAATACGACGACTCATGTCCATGTTCATAGATGCCAGAGACCCGTTAGTCAGGATACGCGCTACCTCAGGCTCTAGTCCAAGCTCTTGTGTAAGGTACCAATTCAGTCTTTCGTCAGCGTTGACAATTCTTCGTTTGTCTTTAGGCACCAAGTATTGCATGATGAACTCAAAGAGCTCTTTGTAAGTCTCAGCCCCAGGGAATCCGTTGATCCCGGCGAACACGAAGAACATAGTCATTGCCAAAGCAAACGTCTGCTTACCTTGAACCCCAGTGTGGAAAGCGGAGTTACCCAGGAATTCCAGGACAGTAAGAGGATAGGTCATGAATGGGAATATGATAGACCCAGCCCACCCTCTTTGGATAGCGCCACGGCCTGTCTTGTCGTAGACCCCGTGTGTGTCTTGTACCATTTGTACTGCGATGGGACCTAGAACCCTAAGGTCTGATGCATCGGTGATCTTTCTGTTCTCTAAGATAGTCCCAATGAGAGCGTTATCTTTGTTGGACGTCAGGTAGCTGTTGATCGCATCTGTGTTCACAGTACCGTCGTTACTCACCATGAGATCAAGGTACGACAGGAACGCAGACAGACGAGTGTACCGTTCCGCCATGTGAAGGGGGAACCCGGCAAACATAAGGGTCTTGTCCTTGAACCTACCAAGGGCACTCTGGACCTTTCCTTGGTACTGGTCGTGGACACTTTGGAGCCGCCCACGGGTAAAGGACTCTTCCATAATGGACTGCTGAAGGTGTACCATGTTGTTCTGGGTAACACCCATAATCGTTTCTACCTTCTCCTTAGGGAAGTGCTTACGAAGGGTTTTTCTCAGGCTTGCTTCAGAATACCTGAGTTCAATCGTACGTCCTTTAATATCAGTGTTGTTTCTTCCAGCTTCTACTTCCGCTGTATGTATAATCTCTGCTGCTGCTGCACTCATCTTAGCCATAGTCTTAGCGTTACCTAGTACGCTTGTGCGGAACGAAGAGAGACTAGGGTACACAACGGTTGGGATTGTGAATAAGTTAAGGAACGCTGTAGACAACTGGAAACCTAGAGCGTAGAAGAAGTTCAACTGACGCATCAGGCTTAGGTCATTCGCAGGTTCTGTCATGTACTCCCATTGTTTCTTAAGGAACGCACGTTGTTCCTCTGGGAAGTGTTCGTTAATAGTATCCGTAGATAAATCTCTTGTAGTGTTATTCAGAATATCTCCGTACCTTTTGAACACGTCGGCGTACCTGTCATTAGCAAGAACCCACGGTGCGTTGGACAAGTACTCACCTAAGACTGATACGTAATCTTGGCTATACCCACCGATATTCGTAGTCATACGAACGTACGACATAAGAGACCCTTTGCGGCCCTCTGCAGACATTCTCTGGGACCTACGTGATCTAAGGTCCTTGATAACTTTTTGCATGTCTTTGGAGGACAAATCAGTAGCCCGTAGTACGTGCCCCATATCTTCGATGGTAGCTTCGAACCCAAGTTCTGTTAGCTCGCCTCGTTTGATACTGGACCTATCTACAGGAGTAGTCTCTTCGTACTGTACGATGTTCAAGTCAGGGTAGTGAGCTTGGTAAAGCTGTACCATATCCTTCTGCACTCGGGCGCGGGCAGCAGCAAGGCCTTCAACTGAAGGTTTGTTCTTCTTGTTCACAGGTATCTCTACGACCATCTTAAGGTACTTGTCCCCACGAGGTCCTGCGTCAGGGTTCAGGACACGTATTCCTTTGGAGTTCTTGAAGTAGAAAGCTTGGAACATAGTGTTCGGAGAACTTCTAAGGTGAGGGAAGTAAGGACGTGACGGGTCCAGGAGAACTTCGGAGAATTCCAACGTGTTCGCGTAGACTTCTGCTCGGTCAACATTTTCTTGCAGCTTTGCCTTGGCAGGTGATTCCACTGTCATAGCACTTAGTTCTTCCGTAGCGTTCTCAATCCACTGGTAGACTTCCTTAGAGGTTGTTTCTACGTCGCCTAGGGTTCTACCATCTACGGAGATTCCTAGATCACTAATAGACTCCTGAGTCATCACCTTGTACATCAAAGGCACTTTCTTAAGGGTCTTAGTCAGGTTATCCACCGCCGCTGTTTCTTCAGGTGTTAGGGCAAAGGTACGTAGCTCTCCTGAGCTTGGGTCCCAAGCCTTGTAAAGGAGTCTGTTGTCATCCGTACGGTTCTCCAAGGATTGTCCCGTAGCGTTCATGATGTCTAGTCTGTGGAGTGCTCTCTCCGTTTGTTTCACTTTCTCGGGGTTGTTAAAAGGCACCGCGTCAGCGAAGTCCGTTTGGAACTCCAACATGATTTTTTCAATGAGAGTGTTCCTAGAACGTACAGCGTCAACTAAGGTGGCTAGGGCAGGAAAGTCCTTAGCTTGTCTTTGAAGTGTTCTCCAGGACTTCTGAGATTTGAACATCGCGTCAAAGTTATTGGAACCTTGGAGAGCGACGGTGTTAGGATTAGCGGACATCTGATCTGACGCTATAAGGTCTACGACACCTCTGCCTTCTTTGTTCATACCCTCTGTAGTATTTCTACGTACTTCACGTCTGATGCTGCTTTGGTAGTACTTATGCGAGGCCTCTTCAATACCTCTACGCACTTCGTAACTGTCCCAAGTGTTCCCAAGGAGATTCTTTAGGTCACCGTTAGCGGCTCTGCTCATGGATGTCTGGGCTCTCATGAAATTAGGATAGAAAGCCTCACGTACTGCGTGAATGATAACTTTCTTAGTCATGTACTGGGAGAAGGCTTCTGATGTAATGACTTCTGAGAATTTGTTCTTGCCAAGGTCACGGACAAGGGAGCTTTGGACGTTGGCGTCCAGGTCCATCAAAGAGTTCTTGATAGTCTTTGGGTTGATGTCGTACATCTTAGCGAGCTCTTGAGGCGACCAGAAGTCCATCTCACGAAGAACGTGAAACAAAGCAGTACCATCGTTTACACTAAGGTTGTCCATGTTGTTCATGGCGTACGTAAGGGTAGTGACACGAGCTCTAGCATCTAGCGAAGTTTCAAACGCACGGATGTCTCTTTCCAAGTTATCTCGAAACTTCTTTAGACCTGGTCCTGCGAACGCTTGGTTTACAAGGGCGCTTGTGTTCCCCCTATAGTTGGAGAAGGACGGAGCGATCTTAGCTTGCTGGAAGTTTGTCCAAGTGATGTCACTGAGACGGACGTCTTGGGCATCTACGCTATACAGGTTTGTATCAGGTGTAGCAAAGGCTTCTCCTATGCTGTCCAAGAGTTTCCCAGCTTTGATTTCATCGAGGACACTGTCTAGTTCTTTGTACGCCTTGTCCATTTCCTTGAGCTTAGCTCTAGGGACACGTCGCATTATTTCGCTAGGTACTCTCCAAGCAGATGAATTAAGGAGTGTTCTAGGGTCTACTCCAGATTCCTCTGCTTTCTTCACAAAATTGTCGTAGGCGCTTTGGGCTTTCCCTTTGATGTTGCCTAGGGAACTGGGGTGTATAGTAGGAGCGCCTTCTGGTTGAGCTTTTAGGGCATCTTCAATCTGAGCCAACACAGGGTTCTCCCGAGAGAGTATCTCACGGCTTTGGTCCTTACGAATCTGGTCCATGACAGTAGAGTACCTTTGTTGGTCTTGGTCCATCATAGCGTTAGCTTGTTTAGACAGACCACCTACGGCACTCTCAATATTCGTAGTGTCCATGTCTGTACGGTCTGGAGTCTTCTGTGTGTACCTTAGGTAGTTTGCTAATTCGTTGGAGACCCTCGGTGTCATCAAAGATAGTTGCTCTACCGAGAAGGGTCTAAAGGACACAGTCTGATCTGGATTGCCAGGGTCTCTCTGTGTGGCTTCGAACTCGCTAAGGAATTTTCTGTCTTGGTTGACTTGTTCGTTCCCTGTGTTGAAGACCTCACTAAGGGACATACCTCGGAAGTTATTCGCCCCGTATCCTGTGAGTTTCATGGTTCCCGCCGCCATAGCAATCTCTGCCAAGTTAATAGCTTCTTGGTCAGGAAGGGCAGCAATAGATTCTTCTGTCATAGCCCCTACTCCAACTTCGGGAGGAGTTACAGCAGTAAGAATTTCTGTTACCATATTCCCTGTCGTTCTAAGGTAAGCTCTGGCATCCTGAGGTGTCTGGAATACGTGACCTCTGATACGATTACGCTCTCTCGTAAAAGCTTCGTTCTTAGCGTTGTCAAGGACACTTGTTACTTCTCTGGTTGACAGGGGAAGGAACGTAGGTGTGTCGTCATAAAGGTCGTCTACAGAGACAACGTCGTTCTCTACGGCTTCTGTGGCTCTACTTTGGATGGCTCTAGAGGTAAGAGCAGGGTTAACATAGTGGTTTACCCCGGAGATACCACTACCTAGAGGACCTTCCATAAGGGCTCCACCAAGGGCGCTCCACGCGTACTCCTCAAGGGCGTCAGGACCTAGGACTTCAACTCCGGGAGCCGCAAGGCGTTCAAAGCCAGCTTGGAGTGTTTCCTCTGTAGCCCCGGTGCCAGCGCCTATGAAGAACTCCCTAGTCACTGTGGACAGAAGGCCTCTACGAGCTTCTTGGCTCATAGTTGTTTGCGCAGCTTCCCCAGTCATACGACTAGCAAGGTTTCTGAGGACAGGGTTAAGAAGACGAATGGGTACGATGGCTTGACTAAGACCTTCTACCGCCGCAGCGGGTAGAGCGAGGCCCATAGTTTGTACTGCGTTGTAATCTGGGTCTTCTCCGTCTTGGGTTGTTTCCTCGTAGTTGCGGTTCATCATCTCAGACAGAATGAAGGGATACGAAGCTACTGTTGCTGTGGCTCCACCAGCGACCAAAGCTGCTGCGCCTTCCGCAGGAGCGGCGGCTCCAACAGCAGCCCCAGCAGCTAAGATAGGAAAGGACCGTCCAAAGGTCTCCCTAAACCACAGAGTGAAGTCACCCCAGTTCTGTAGAAAGGACTCGTCGTCAAAGACATCCCGTAGGTCTGTCCACTCCCCACGCTCTTCCCTGCGTCTGTTGATTTCGTCGATAAGGTGAATACGATCTTCGTGCGTAGCATCATCTTGACCACCTAGAGGCCCCCAGTTTGTATCAAAGGCATCACCTAGTTGTACACCGAGACGAGGAATATCATCTTGTATCCCTGAGATAAGACCACCAAAGAATCCAGGCTTCTTATCCCCTTCTTCCCAAGGGTGCCAAGGGTTAGGTCCTTGTGCACCTAGGATAGCTGCTCTGTGACGTTCCGTGCGTGTTTCCGCAGGACCTTCGTGCTCTGTGATTACATCGGGGAGAAAATCCCCTGCTAGGACTGGTTCTTCTGTTCCTTGGGCTTGCGACGCAGGTAGGTACTGGTTGGTCTCAGGATCATAGACCAAACCCATGGTTTCGGCATAAATTGCGTCGTACTCTTTGGGCATTACTATTGTAGTCCATTTCTATTTTCGAGTTCCCTCTGGATGTTCGCGGCAAGCTGCTCAGGAGGGATTCCTTCAGAGTACACCTCTCTAGGTATACCTGCTGCATCTAGGTACTGCAAGAGGGTTCCTATACGGGCGTTCTCTGGAATACTCGGGTCATTTAAGAGAGCGGAGACAAAGTCGTGGGCCCTCGTTGGGCTGCTTAGAACTTCGTTAAACATAGAGTCTCTCTGAGAACGTCTCTGAGCTACCTCTGCCATAGCCTCTTCTCTTTGGGCTCTTTCGTGTTGAGCCCTTGCTATCTCCAGAGCTTCCCTTCGCATATCGTTGTCTTGCTTTCGTCGCTGAGCTTGCATAATAGACTGCTGTTCTTGAGCTTGCTGTTCCTGTGCCCTTGCTTGTTCTTGTGAAATATGGTTTATGGCTGGCCCTGCACCTTCTGTGGCCATAAGGAGTCCACCTTGAACTAGGTCCCAACGAATTCTGTCTAACCAAGAAGGTTCTTTTTTAGAGTTTCCTTGGGGCTTCCTTAGCATTTCTTCTGCCATTTCCTCTAACGGGGACCCTCCTGCTTCTACGGGTTCTGGGTCCTCGTACGAAGGCCACTGGGGTCTTTGCACGGGCCTCGCCATAGGACCCTGGTAAGGTCCTGGCTCTTGGCCCCCTGTTAAGTACGATGGGAGATTCCTAGGAGGTTCTCCGTATGTTGCTAAAGGATTTTCTGAAGCTCTCCCCATGTCCATTGGGACATTAGTAGGAACTCCGTACATACCTGTGTTAACCCCAAGCATGTTATTAATTCTGTCCATAGGGTTCAACTGGTCTAGGACTCTTAGACCACCATCGGCAAAGCCTTGGACCTCTCCCCCGTCCTTGAAGCTCGAAGACCCACCTTGGCCTTCTTGTTTCCAAAAGTCGAAGGGACTTCCACCGCCTTGTCCAGCAAGGAAGTCTTCCCCGAAGTTTACGTTCATGCCTTGCCATCCGAAGTTCTGACCCATGCCTCCTTGTTGCTGTTGTTGCCCACCTTGTCCACGTTGTGGTCCAACAGGTTCCATTGGGTGGCTAATCTGAGGGACATCTGCTGATACAATAGGGGCCGCAGGTTTAAATGTACCACTTTGTAAAAGGCTCATAAGACCACCTTGGGGAATACCCATAGGGGGTGCCATGCCTTCCATAGCACTCATGGGATTCTGTTGGAGGCCCATTGGAGAACCTCCAGTGGGGTTAAAGCCCGGTGCGTTCCAACCTGCTTCAGCAATTCCGTAGTTCACGTTCCCAGCATCCCTTATTTGGGGTTGGAAGGACCCTTCTCTCATTTGTCTTTGGTAGACACCGGGTGGTGTTATTTGTTGCCCACTGTGTCCGTACCCTGTGTACCCTGTGCTTCCTGCACGGAGGACTTGGCCACCATCAGCAAATCTTAGTCTAGCTTCCCTATTTTCCTGAGTGTTATAGTAACCTTCGTAGTCAGGGTCTGTTCCAAAGTATCGTCCAAGGTCTTCTTCATTCCTTTGGCGAAGAAGGGTGTTAAGAGGTGTTGGGTCTTCTTGGTTATTTACGATGCTTATAATTGAATCAGCTAAGTACTCATCTTCCTCGGTATAAGGAAAATTTTCTTTGTAATACTCTGCTACTCTTTCTGAAATCCTTAGTGTATCTTCTTCACTAACTCCTCTTTCTCTTAAAACTCTTGCAAACTCCCCTGCTGCAGGGCTTACCCCTCTGACAATATCATAGTTGTACATATCACCTAAGGTATTTCGATAAGGCGTTTCATGACTTCCGTAGTAGTCATCCCTATTGCTTTCTGGTGAAATCCCTTCTCTTTGGAGGATGCGAGACACAGCATAATTTAGGCTTTCTAGGTTTCGATAAAGGGAGTTTTCCTCTATTTGTTCTCGTTCCGAAAAGAAGAATGGGTTGGAGGTTGAAGGGTCTCCGCCATCAGGGCCTCTATCATGTGGGAGTAGGCCTAGGGATTCAATGAGGGCTTGGGTGTCTCTAGCTCCTCTATCGTGTAGGTCATACCTAAGGAGCTTACCACCTTCGCCATCGTCAGGGTACCTTCCTGTACCAATAAGCCGCTCCAATTGAACCTTTCTAAGGTCTGTAGGATTTCTAAAGTAATCGTTCATGAGGGGATACGCAAAATCCATTAAACCCCCTTGTTCCTGGACAGTATCGAAAGCCTCTTCCCAGGTTTCTTCATTATTAAAGGCCTCTGGGATTAGACCCCCTGAAAAGGTATAAGCCGGGTCAACTCTTTGGGGTACTCCACCTTTGTATTCGTCTGATACTAGACGACCAGAAACCCTTCCTCCATCTTGGTACGCTGGGTACCCTGTGCTTCCTGCACGGAGGACTTGGCCACCATCAGCAAACCTAGGTTGACCTTCAGAGTTTCTACGTGTATCTGAGATACGTCTTCCTAAGTGAACCGAGTTCTCTCCTGCGTATAAGTCTTCTATAATTTGGTCTGTGATCCCTCGGATTTGGGACTCACTTACGTCTTGGGCTCTTAGGGCGTCTGCGAAAGCACTAGAGTAAACGTCTCTGTCCCTTAATACATCTTCTGCAAAGATTTGACCAAGGTTGTCTCCGCCTTGGAGTCTAGAGTTGTCTAAGACAAGTCCTGCAGCAAAGGACAAGTAGTCCCTATCGTCTGTCCTTTGAAAATCTCTTAGAAGACCCCTGTTTTCCTCTGCACGTACCATGGCATCAAAAGGAGGGATTAGGGTAACAAAGTTATCTGCCATATCATCCCAGTCTTCCACTTCCCTTTGGGCGTATCTTCTTCTGCGGTCTCTCCCACGCTCACCTGCGTCCATGTATTCTTGGAGAATACGGTCTCTACCTGGATCAGACTCAGGGTATTCTTGCTGACCCCTTCGGTAGTTCACAGGGCCACCGTCTTGGTACGCCGGGTAATTATGCCCGAAGCGGTCACTTAGATTTCCTGTGTTACGGCCTTGGCTGGCCACTGAAGGGCGTTGAGATTGCCTCCGGCTTTGCCTCCACTCCTGCCCACCAAGTCCTGGTAGTCTTCGTCCTGGTCTGTCTCTCCTACTAGAGTCTCCACCTAGGGGTGTCCCAGCAAAGGCTGGTAGCGTAGGTGCTGAGGCATTATACCCATTTGGTCCGTAGACTTCTGGGTAGTGCTCCTCAGCGTACGGTGACATACCGTAGAGTTGGTTAATGAAAGGATTGTAAGCCACGGTTCCTGAAGGAGTTCCGTGTGACATAGACCCTTGTGGCATTCCGAATGGTGCTTCGCTACTCTGGCCAAGAAGACCTGCTAAAGGACTTCCTTCAGGTGTACCTGGAGTTCCGTTGCCCATTTGGTTCATCATGGCCATCATTTCTAAGGTACTTCTGTAGTCTGACCCAAGTCGATCATAGGCTCTACTGTCGGTAGGATTTGGAGAACCCCAAGAGTCTAAAGCAGCTTGGTCTCTTTCGTTGAACAGGATGCCGCCTTGTTCGTCTAGGTCGTAATGAATTTGGTCTCTTCCGTGGGGGTTTCTCTTGTTGTTGAAGGATACGTACCCACCATCTTGGTACTCGTCCTCGGGTCTACGTTGTGCGTAGGTAACACCGGGGGGAGGTGCTCCGTACATTCCTGGACGGTAGCCTTCTATAAGTTTCCAAAAAGGGGTGTCGTACCCTACGTCTGGGAAGCTCACGATGCGTTCCAACCACGAAGGGTTCTCGTGTCCACGTTCTTCACGGACGATCTCTCCACCGTCTGCGTAGCCTCCAATGAGACCTCCGTCTTTGACCATAGGAGCAAACTGACCCGGTGGCATAGCAGCGTTAGTTGCCCCGCCACTCAACATGTTTCCAAACCCTAGCGCCGCCATGGGGTTTCCACCCATGAGGCCAGCAACACCCATAGCACCACCTAGGACTTGCTCAAAGAGACCCGGTCCTGGTTGTGTAGTTGTCGTTGTACCTTGGGATGTTCCAGAGGTATGTTGAGGGGAGGACTGCCAAGGGTACCCGTAGGCAATGTTTGAGTAGAACTGAGCTGTATCAAAAGGATACTGAACACCTCTTCCGAACTCCCCTACTCCAAAGTCCAAAGCGCCTTGAGCTTGTCCTTGGTACTGTTGCCCAATGTTTAAGAGGTTCTGAGCGTTGGCTACCTGTTGAGAGCGTAGGGCCTCACTAGTCCCCATACCAGTTCCAATGGCAGACGCGTTAGCACCTTGACCCCTGTACCAGTTGTCGAGGGCACTGTTGTAGGCGTCTTGTTGACCCCCGTAAGAAAGCTCCATGGCATTTCGGAGGTGGCCACGTTGAAGTTCACCTTCTTGCACCCCGTGGCGACTTCCTCCAAACGACCCCGCTAGCGCTTGGTTGCCATAGAGTTGTTGACGCATTACGTCGTATTGCTCTTGGAGATTTTCCATACCGATGTCCGTAACATTCTGTGTGTACGGGTTCATCCGACCTTGGATTTCTTGAGAAGTAGGGGGACGACCTGCTTGGTCTAGGAGAGCTAGGGTGTTCCCTGTCACCGCTTCGTTAATGGGGTACGCAGCGTCAGAGACCCCTCGGATACGTTGGTGTCCCTCAAGAGAGTCTGGTGCAAACGAAGCAACAGGCACCCCTGGGTAGGCTTGGAAGGACTGATCAGCAGCACTCCCTGCCATGCCCAAAGCTCTTGTCCAAGCGTTCTGTGCTTCCTGTGGAACTTGGTACTCGCTCCACTGGTCAAAGCTCTGGTTAGTGTTATGTGTACTTGTTTGTGAGCCTTTGCCCATGTTTTTTCCTTATTTACCTGTACCTACACGGCCATACGTAGTCTCAGCAGCAGCATTAATCGTCTGGTCAATTTCTAAGTCAGATAGCCCTTGGCTTCTAAGGTATGCGGCGAATCTACCGTTAAAGGCATTTCCTTCCTGTACGTCTTGGGCAAGCATCCTTGCTAGTCTGTCGGTGTCATTCCCATAAGAATCTCCATAGGTATTAAGGATATCTTTGTATATTCCAACATCGTACCCACTACGCCCCTGTGGAGAAACCCCCCCGCCGTCTTGGTACTTCTTGGCTAACGCGGATAACAGCCTGTTTTTCACGGGACCTCCATTCTTGTATTGCCCTGGCGTATAATCGTCAAATTCAGAAACCCCGTAGTCTGGGGTACCTAGTTTTGCTGCTGCCCAAGAAGCGGCATCAAGTCGGGCGTTGAAATTATGAGATTCACCTGCCCTATAGTCTCTTGTTTGATGTCCAATGGCGTAAGGGAACTCTCCTTGCTCCCAATCACTTGCTGTACCCCTGTGGTAATCTCTAACGAATGCCTGAGCAATAGCCTCTATTTCCCCTTCGTCTGGAGGGGAGCGCACTCCTTCGTAGTCGTCAACATTTCTTTCGTATACTTCTCTTATCACAGGTAGAATTTCTCGGAACAGGCTATGTTCTTTTTGTCCCCAGTCATCTTCAACGTAGCCATTCCTATGAGAATACCTTTCCCCGTACCTTGGTAAAGACCCACCTTCAAAAAGGTTCATTTCCTCTAGGGCAAAACGTGCCTCGTCGCTTCCAACGAAACGGCCCTTATCGTCGAAGACATCAGGGTATCCTGAGATAGCCGCCCTACTTCGTGGACCTAAGTCTCCGATAGTTCCTCCGTCTTGGTATTTTCTTCGTTGCATTTCTTATCCTTTGTGTATCAACACGCTCCCTAGCTTGTCGAAGCCTTTCCTCTTAAAGTATTTCTCTAGCACCTCTACTTGGTCAGTGTACTGGAACGTTGATCCGACTAGGGGGAACCCCGACATCTTCGCAAAGTCAATAGCAATTTCCATGAGACGGTTAGCTAGATTGTAGCTTCGATATAACGGATTCACATAGAACACGAGGTTTACGAGCATCCGATCTTTGCTCCACCAAACTCCTTCGAGTCGGAGAGCCATAATCCCTGTTAGTATATCACGCCCCTTCTTGTCTGTAAAGGAGGTAACCCATACAATCCCCTCCTCATTTGGACCAAGGAGGTTCCAGAAAGTTGTCTTCACGGCTTCAGCGTCCTTTGGAAGGAACCCGTGAAGGTTGTTTTGTACGTCGAGGTCATCTCCTACGAGAAAGTTAACAATACTCTCTATGTCTAAGATGGTTGCTCTACGGAGCGCGTGGCGGTCTTTGGGCTCTTTGGCCACCTTGGCGTTTTGGGGCATTCTTCTGCTTTCCTAAGACCGCTTGGAAATCCACAGGCTTAGCCTTGTTTCCCTTGTAGTTCTGGCGGATACCATCCACCAAGCGGTTAAGCGCCTCAGCCCCTGCTTTCGTATTTCCGTCGCCTATCATGGCCACTACGTCAGCAGGGATTACATACTCCCCCTCAGAAACCTTGGCAATAATGTCGTCGTCACGCCCCTTGTTCGGGGTGCTCATGACAGAGCTTGCCAGCATATCCATTAAATTGTCAGCCATAAGTAACCCCTCGCTAATGTTCTTTCAATATCTTCGATAGCTTCTAGGATATCATAGGGTATTTCCCAGTTTTTCCCAAAATCTCCTTCGTCTGCCAAGGAGTACTTTGAGATATCGTCGATATAATCTTCCATGTTCTTGTATCCTATCATACGTACCACCAGAGCGCTAGTTAGCTTGTAACGTGCTCAACTGAGCCCATCTAGGTTCATTTGTTACTTGGACTAAGGAAATTGTGTCATACTGTGTAAGGACTTTGTCTGTTCCAGAGTCTAGCTCTTGCTCCGCGTTATTCTCCACGGTAACCGAATTTGCACCGTCTAGGTTTACGACTATGACCATAGTCCACACGTACGCGTTGTCTAGCCCTTGGATTACTACATCACCCCCTAGACTATCCGCCCAGATAAGAACTGGTGCTCCTAGGGACAACTGGGAGTACTTGAGGTCTACCCGGATATTCCCGGATTTCCCGTTGAGGTTCACTGCCTCCCGATGGGGATTACCATCTGCCGTAGCAGGGCGACGAGCCTCTGCGTACACTCGCTCTAGGCTTCTTTCGAGGTCCTTTAGGAAGGCTTCGAGGTACCTGGATTGGTTGTCGTCAAAGAGCTTAGGGGGCACTGTGGGGAGCTTAGCCGTAAACTCTTTTCTGTCGATCTTCTCAAAGGCCACATCTACTCCTCTACATCTTTGCTAGCTATAGCGTCTTCGATATCCTCGGTAATAGGCTTTACGTAGACACAGTCTTCTGCTACTACGTCTACTCCGATACGACACTTGATAAGGACTAGGTCCCTTTGAAGCTCGCTCCAAGCCACCGCCCCAGATACTGCTACCCCGAACCCGCTAATAAGAATCCCAACAATCCAGATAGGAAGCATTTTCTTAAAGTGATCTTCTATATATTGCCACATTAGCGCTCTCCATCGGGTTGTAACCTGACCCTCATATCCCCAATACGGAACTCCGCATTAGCCACGGTACACTGAACAAGGACGTTCATCTGGCGACCTCTAAGTCGTACTGATTTCTTCCCTGTTGTCTCCGTGATGACTAGAGGACCCTTAGTAAACATCTCAGCTTCTTGTGGGTACTTCTTAGCGTCAAGGAATACTTTAACGGGGGCTGTTTGACGGAAGTCTGGGACGAACTGGTCCACAAACAACATCTTGTCGCCGTTAGCCCCTTCTTCGTTTAGCTGGACTTCTCCAGAGCGTATGAAGGCACCCATGACATTGACCCCATCGTTATACCCTGTTTCGTGCTCTAGGTAAGCGTGGGATACGGAGACTGCTTCTGTAGCAATCGGGGTATCGAAAAGGTCTGACCCGTCCCACGTAGTCCGTACCATATTTCCGTCATAAAAGGTATCTTCAGAGTAATTGTACACAACGTACCTAGAGTTCTCTATGTTATCCCCAGCGGGGTAGAACCACCACAGTTCACCAAAGTCTGAGTTAACCCCACAGAAAACCTTTTCCTTTTGGTTCAAGTTTAATCGGTACGGATGATTCTGGGAGAACAAGGCTTCGTCTAAAGAACTTGCTAGCCTGCGTACCGTTCCGTCGTACACATAGAGTGATCCTGCAGCCATCCAGTATAGGAGGCCGTTGACCTCACACCCAGCGTTCATGCCTACCATGCCACAGTTACCACCTAGTCTATCAAATGAGTAGTAGTTAGGAGGACCTTCGTAGTTCATAGCGTAAGAGCCTTCATCTGTGAAGATAACGTGTTGTTTCTTTGAGTCCATAGCTCCGACGATCTTAGAACCTACAGGAATACGGTAGTCTCCAGAGCCATTTGTTACGGCTGCTGTCCACTCTGTGTAATCTTCTGTATCTGACCAACGAATAAGCATAGGGTCATAGTTCCCCCCTGCTACACAAGTGCCACAAAGGACGACTTGGCGGGAAGGGTTGCTAAGGAACATGAAACTGTTCTCAGTAGGAGCGTTGTTGACTACGGAGGCTCTACCTCCAGCAGATGTTTCTCTGTAGTACAAAGCGCCTTGTCTTTGACACGCTATGAGGTCTTCTCCCCAGTTAGCGAGGGACCATTGGCGAAGATCAGTGGCTACACCACCAGACCCAGCGAGACCGTAGAAACCATCTGAGTAAGAATCTGAGCCCCACCCAAAGAGGGCTCCGTTAGACTTTAGACCTGCTGTGATAAGAAATTGAAACGAAGTAGACACAGCACTTTCAGAAGAATAACTCGAAACTGCTTCCTCCCGAAGGGATATGTCAAAGTGATCTGTGCCAGCAGACACAACACGGTACAGACCAACTGAGGCTGAGTGATTTCCGTCTGTAAGGTACGTAGAGGTGCCAACGTGAACTAGATCGTTTGTTTGGGCTCCGTGCCCCGTAAGAGATACATTAGCTACCCTAGATGATGCTGTTCCTGAGAAAGCGGAGGCTGCTACGACAGAGGCCCGAAGAGGTGTAATATCTGCGAAGGCCCCACCTTCCTCGACCCAAAGGGAATTATGTGTTCCCAAGGCTACGAGTTTAGAGCCGTCTAGTGTGCTCCACGAGTGTACTGCTCGGGCAACTCCCCAATAGAAAGAGCCGTCGGTTGTCTTCTCAGACCATCCACCGATCTTCTCAGCGTTACCGTGAGAGAACCGCATCTTGTCTGCAGAGACCCATGACCCTTCGGCTTGGTACTCTGTGACATTCCTGTTGATGCCGGGTTGGATGCGGAGTTTAGTGAGGGCTCCTTCGCTCATGGGGCCTCCTACTCAGTAGCGCCTTGGAAGAAGTACCAAGCGTGGCTGTCGCTACCCTCCTGTTTGATTACTTGGACAGCAGCACCAGCCCCATAGTTATTAAGACCTGTGTGTGCAGAAGTGTTCACGATGGAGGCAGATACCCCCGCGCCTGAGACGACCACCGCAGCGGTACCTAAACGAACCATAGTGATAGTCCAGCCCAGAGGCATGTTCACAGGGAGTACTTGATTAATAGATGTACTGTTTGTGTAAACAAAGGTACGGCCTGAGTCAGAAGAGGTAAACGTGTGTGGACCTGAAGAAGTTTTGACAGAGGCTTTGTACCCCTTAATTGTGTTTCCTTGGAAGTTATTACCTTGGTCGAGCCTTGCTACCGAGTTAGCCAGTTCCACGTCAATCTTAGATACGTGAGCCCGTAGTGACGTAATATCCTCTCGGAGGGCAGAGGACACACTTCCAACGTCCCAGCTCCTAGCTGCTTCGTACGCTCGGTTACCATCTGAGATTACTGCTCCTACGAAGTCCGAAGGAATCTTAAGAGTGTTACCTCCACCCCCTGGGGTCATCTTCACCGAAGCTGTATTAGTAAACTTGTTTCGTACAAAGTATAGCTGAGGTGACGTAGGAAGGTTCAGGTTAACAACGGACGTTGGAGCCCCTGTAAGGATAAGGACCATGTGACGAGCGTCGTCGTCTACACCGTTTGCCTCACTTAAGGTAACGTCTCCAGCGGTTGTCCCAAAGGTAATAGACACTTGACCAGCAATGGCAGCGTCTACTTGGTCTATCAACGAGTTAAGCTTGGTTCCCCAAGTGTTCTCGTTTTCTCCAATGCCTTGCTTTTCTAGTCTTAGACTGTCTGTAAATGAACTACTCATGTGTTATCCTTAGTTTTCTCCGCTGAACGTATTGTTCACTTTTTGAGGGTTGCTAAGGGGTTCCGTAGAATCCCTGCGTGATCTTCGACCCTCATTGTTCACAGCTTGGATTGCTTCCATATACCGAGTATCCCAAAGCTGTACTTGGCTCCATTGCTTTGAAAACTTGGCTACTTCGGACATTGTAGCAAAGTACAAGGCGTCTGGGTAGAAGTTCGTAAATACGTTAGTGGACACGGCAGCAGTTATCTTAGTAGGTTGAGCCTCGTGAGTCACAACAAGCTGGGAATTTCCATCGGGCGTAGGTGCGAGGAGAAACGCCGAAACATTGGCATCTGCGTAGTACACGGGGGTTCCCCCTGAAGCTTCGTAAGGCCAATAGTACTCACAGTAGGACCTTGTCCGTTTTCGTAGGACCTTTCGGTCTCCGTTAGCCTTTTTGAACAGAACTTCGTGCCCTACCCGGTACCCTGAAGGTTTATCTACAAATCTGTTACCGTTTGTTGCAGAGACTGTCGTTGTCACTAGGAGGACTTGGGAGTCCATCTCCCGTGTCATACGATCCTCAGCCAGCCCAATAGCTGTAGGAATAAACGCACGAAATTCAGTGGAATCGTCCTCTTGCGTGTTAACCACAGCGGATACTAGCGTTGTGTAGTTTGAGATGATCTCTGCCATAATGGGTCCTTTAAGTCCTCAGTATATCACGGACCACAGGGGTAGACAACGCATGGTCTAGCTGCTCTGTAGTTGTAACCCCTAGGACAAGATTCTTAGTAAAAGGCTTACGAATTACGTAGTCTATAGCGACTTGAACAGGGGAGATTCCTAGGGATTCTGCTCTGGCTATTACTTCGTCTACTATAGGAGATTCCTTTAAATGACTAATGTCAACCCCAAAGTTGTCTCGGAGCCAAGGGAGCCTAGAGCCTTTAGGGAGAGCCCCATCTAAGTATTTTCCAGAGAATGACCCGTACCTAAGGACACCGTAGGCCATCAAAGGCACTGGTGCTTGGCCTACCCCAGTAGGGTCAACTCCATAGGAATACCTGTTCTGTACGATACTAGGGGGAGGTGCGTTGAGCCTCTTAGAGGCATCTACGTACATCTCATAGCCTTCGTACGAGGTGTTGCTAAGACCCCACGAAAGAATCTTTCCCTCTTGCATCAGCTCCTTCATAGTCCCTGCTACGTCTTCTACCTCGTCTGGTTTGTTTGATATCCAATGGAGCATATAGCAGTCTATACAAGGAAGGCCAAGACGTTCCATGGACCCTTCAAGAGCAAGACGTATCTCGTCTCTGTCTAAGGTGGTCTTGCCTCCTCGGAAGACGTCACCAGGGCCAAAGACCTTGGTATTAATAAGGATATCTTTTAGGTCCCTTGATCTGATCCAGTCACCTAGTAAGAACTCTGTCTGTCCGTGGGTCGCAGGCCTCATAACCGTAGGGTACCCTTCAGCGGTATCTAAGAACCTTAGGCCCTTCTCATAAGCTTTGTCTAGGACTTTGAAGCTCTCATCCTTAGAAAGCTGAGACCCCATTGTACACGTACCTAAGGACAACTTTGGAAAGATCACGTAGAAGGCCCCCTGTCAAATTGGTCTACAAAGAGATCACGATGTGCTCTGTGTAACGGTGCGTAGTATTGACCTAGAAGGACATGTCTAGAGCCTTTAGTGACTTCGCGTACTAAGTGCTTCATAGGCGCGGGAAAGCAAAGAACATCCCCTGTGGTAGACTTAATAACTTTGTTCTCTGAGGGAAACTCAAGTTCGCCACCTTCGTACTCTGAGGAATCCGACAGGCCGATGACTACCATGAGAACTCGGCAAACATCTCTGCCTTTTACCTTGAAGTCGTAGTTGAAGTTCCCTCCGTCACTGTGGATTAGGAAGAAGTCCCCTTTGCCGTACTTAATCACCTGTCCGTTCTGCCCAAAGAACCACTCATCAAAGTACTGTGGAAATCTCTCCCACCACTCTTCTGCGAAGACACCCGCCTTTTCCATGTAATCCCAGAACTCTTCGTTATGGGTTTTGTCCATGAGAGTTACGGAACTTCTTCGTCCTTCATCGTCTCTAGCGACTAAGGGGTACTTGCCGTGTTCATCTGGTTCAGCGTCAAAGTCAGCTGCAAGGATTTTAGCCTTAGTGTACTCAAGGCTCTTTGCCTTCTCTACGAGTTCTTTAGGTACATCTAGGTGTCCAAAGACGAAGGGCTCCTTAGAGCGTACTTCGCCTTCGAGGTAGACCTTTGAGGCTTCCTTTAGTGAGTACATTAGGCAGTTACCGTTGTTTCAGTTGTTACCGTTGTAACCGTAGTTCCTCCACCACTTTGGGAAGTACAACTAATCTTGTAGTACCCCGTTCCTCTTACAACTTGTTCTTGGGCATCTCTAATTTCAATCTTTAACACAATATCAATCGTAGAGCTGTCCTCGTCCGAATTGCTTAGAATATACGAGATGTCAGAGCTCAACGCTTCCCAAGTGGCAAGGCTCCCTGTCCCTAAAGAAGACTCTGTGCCAGATTCCTTTGTAGCTCTAATTTCGTATGAGTTACCTGGATTCCCTGTAGGAGGGTCGTGCCAATCATCGTAGTCTGTGTTCCACGCCCCTTCTCGTTGGTCCGTAGTGCCATCTGTCTTGAACTTCCACCCAGCCGTAGCTGTACCCGTAGTTGTCCTCTCAGCCTCTTCTGGAGACTCTGAGGTCCCTAGGAGACTTATGGGAAATACCTGTTTGAACCCGTCGATCCAACCTGCTAAAAAAAGAGCCATATCCTATCCTCCGCTCACTACAACGCCAATTATTTGGCTCTCTACTGTGCCACTCATCGTCTGCCCAAAAGCACAAGAAACATCATGAGATGCTCTTGTTACCCCAGAAGCAGAAACCTTCGCCGTAGTTAAGACAGCACCGTTGCCACTCCAATCCTCTTGGAGTGTTGCCCCGCCCCATGTAGCTGACGCTGCTATTGAAACATTCCCAAAGATATTAGTCTGGTAAGCCGCTTCTGCACTCGCAGGAATTGCCTGGGTTAACATATGGTTATTCGAGGCCCCTGAAGTGCCTGAAGTTGCCGCAGCAATAAACGAAGGCGTAAGATTAGGGGAATGAACAACCCAAGAAGACATAGTTCCGTGTCTTGCGTCACCTGACGCCGCCATAGACACAGAGACAATAGCTGAAGAAGTCCCTTCTGCCAATTCGATGTGCCACGCGGAAGAATTCAAAGTGTCTTGTATGCCCTGTTTAATATTTGTTGCTTCAGAGCCGTTTACGAGCACCTGTCGAACAGAGGTATTCGTTCCGGCGCCCGCTCTTATGCACAGTAAAAACAGAGCTTCATAGCTTCCCTGGCTAATGCCACTATTCACGTTCACGCTATCAAACCACAGATTAATTTGACCGAGGGCGCCACCTATGTCATTATAGAAATTACGGTAGGATAAAAGGTTAGCGCTCACAGCTCCAGCACCTGCGACTACATCTGGCGCTAGTGGGGGATTAGTATACATTAGGACCACCTTGCATCAGCATCGTAATCATCAGGAATTGGGCTAAGATTTTTAATGTCTTTGCTTTTCTGTCGCAGTGTTTTCAAGGTCTGCCAACCTGTTTTAATACGATTCCATCGAGTCTGCTGCGCCTGTGTAAGAGTGCCACCAGCATCTTTGATTTCCTTTAGTTCAAGGTAATCTTGAAAGGCTTCAAATTGTACGCGCAGAGTAATGTTAAGATTGCTAACCCGCCGCTCGAACTCTTCTTCTACGTCATCTTCATCAGGCCAGGCAACTCTTTCACTTGTAGCGACCCTAGTGACTTCGTTACCATCAAAGGTATCTTGCCATCCTGTCTTTCTGTGGTACTTAGGAGTATCCTTAGAGATTGCTATAGAAACTACCATTTCATCTCCGTTGAATTGCCCGGCAAGGCCAGGAGACACCGTATCCCCTGAAGCCCAAAAAATTCTCTTCGGCACATAATCCCAAGGCCCTTGGGTAATCTTGCTTAGTTGAGTATCCCAAATACAATACGTCATTGCATCGCCTTCACATTCAAGTGGCTATAGTTTGCCCCGTCATTCTCAGTAGTCTGGGCATAGCAGATAAAGTGAGAACCCACAGAGGTGTCAAAGGCATCCCCGTCCACCAAGACCCAGCCTGAGGTTGTTATCGCCCCCGCGCCCGTGGAGTTACTGATTATCATCGTAACATAACCTGTCTGTGTATCCGGGGCCAGTGTATGTGCCCCCATGTTGTTGTATGCCTGCATAGGTCTCAAGCCATAATCCAAAGTATGCGTTCCTGTGCTTACATCCCCTATATCGTAGACAGAGACCAAAGCACCCCCGGTGATGATTTGTCCTGTGTCTTTCTTGGTAAGACCGTGAGCAATACTAAGAGCAACGGAGGCAAAGGAAGATACTCTCATACGTTTTTCTTTGCTAAGAGCATCCATGACAACAATCTGAGAATGGCCACGTTGTCCCCAGTCTGCCACTGTGCAAGAAGCAAAGGTTTCCATGTCCCATTTAAGATGCGCTTGCCCACTCCCAGGAGAGCCTTGTTCTTGGAAGGTAAGGCCTTGACCTACGCTAAGTTTAAAGCCTCGTGTACTTGTCGCGTCTGTAGACGTTAAAATAGCATTTGAAAGAACATTGTCCTGCTTGGAGACTACCCCAGTGATACTTGTGTATTCCGTAAGCTGAGCAGAGGTAAGGTGGTAATACTCATCCGTAGTTCCGCCTTGTAAGCCTCCCAAGTCACCGTGGTCAGATGCGACACCGGGTGAAAAGACCGTATCAAAGGCACTCTCGATATCTGTGAAGGTTGCTGCACTTTTCTTAATGATGATCTTGGAACAAAGAATAGCATGGAGACCTGTGATTTGTAGGGGAAGAGACGCGGGTGTAGTAGCATTCTCAGCTTCCGTAAGAGTATATGTGTCTGTCCCGTAGACAACCAGAGTTTCCCCGTCGATTGTCTTGTAAACCCAGTGAACCCCGTATTGGTTATTTGATAGGGTAGCTAAAGTTCCAGAGCCATCATCGTACTGTGTGTTATCTATGGCAGCCTGTGATGTTACTTCGGTAAAGCCCCCCGATCCATCACTATAGAAGTACGAGAACCTGTCTGCTCCAGAAGAATCAAAAGCGGCTAAAGAGTACGTTGTAAGAGCCAGCCAAACTGTCCCCGCCGTAATTGATATATTTCTTGTTCCTGTCTCAGCAGTTGCTAAGCCTGATTGCCGAGTCACCCCATTAACAAGAGCAAGGCGTCTAGCAAGTTTCTGCCCTACCTGCCCCGGAGGCACATTGACGTTAGAAAGGTGCAAGGAATTACCATCTCTGTAAACGACTCCTACGATTACATTCTGGTACA